AAAAAAGACCCCCCCACCCCTATAGATTCAGTTTTATTGCGGTGTGCGCGTATCTTTTTAGTATCTCATTAACAGTTCGGGTTCTTTCCCAACCTGTTTTGGTTTTTGCGCACGAATTACAGAAGAAAGATAAATTTTCTAACTGTTCAGTACCGCCTTTAGCAACCGGTATTATGTGCTCACATATCGAACCTGATTTAACAACTGGGTTTGGTTTTGTTAAGCAGTTAATACATAAACATTTAGCTAAATTCTTTACGTGTTCGCGGGTTTGTTTCCATGCTTTAGTTGTGTAAACGCGCTTACCTTTGCGGCTTTGTTGCTGCTGAAAGCTGCCCCAACTCGCTTGGTCTTGGTGTGTTTCACAGTAGCCGTGGCGTTCTGTTGTAGTCTTACCGCAGCCACCTTGGCGGCAGCGCTTAGGTGTTGCATGTGCCATAGATAACCCCGTTATATATTTAATAAGTATTAAAACAATATCCATTAAATATATATTAAGCATCCCATTGGCTTGCATCACTACAGCCAATGGGGTGTTTTACTTCTTGTTCTGTGTTTCGATAGACCTTAGCCGCTGATTAAATAGCGCCATATCTGTTTCAATACGTGAGCGCCACACTGCAGAGTCAGTAAACTTATTCTGTAAGTCCTTTAATATTACCGACTGACTAGCTAAACGTTCTTCAATGCGGGCATACTGCAATTGGTTTTGGTTTACAGTTAGACCAACCCAGCTAAGCACGCCAACAATAACGGCTGTTAATGCAACCATGCATGCTTTTTCAAATGCTAACGATCTGCGCTCTACTTGGTTACTACTCATGCTTTGCCCGCCACTTTCTAAGTGCTGCTTTATCAATACTGCACAGCACGTTTTGATTATGGGATTTAACAGCAAACGTTAATAGCTCACGATTGGTTGTTATATCTGATTGCTTAACACTGCAATCATTAAGGAGGTATGCCGGAGGTAACACCGGCACTTGCTTTGTTATCGTTATTACTTTGGGGTCGGGTGGCGTCGAGTAACACCCGACTAACATCATCAGGCAACATAGTATTGCCCCAATCTTTATTAACCTGTTCATAAATGAACACCTCTTTCAGCTTAGTTTGCACAACGGTTTGTTGTTCGTTCACAGTGGTAAGCGTTGCCAGGTGTTCGTTAAACATCTTCTCTTGTAGCTTATTGTTAGCAATTAGCTTTAACTTATCTGTTTCACTGTCTTGAAGCTCACCGCCAAGCTTAGCAATACTAACGCTTAGCTTTTGGTTCTCACTGATTAGCTTATTACTTAATTCAATTGCATCGTTATATTTACCAACAACAACCACACCACCCGAAGTTAAAGCAATGGCCAGCGCTGCTAATAACGCCGCTTTGTTTAGTGAGAACATGGGAACCTCGCTTTAATTTCTAATTGATAACGCCTAATGTGCTGCACATATTCAATGGTTTCTCTTGAAAAGTGACCTGTCACATCGGGTAAGTATTGGATTATATGAGGGTAAAGAACCTCACCGCCGCTAAGCTTTTGCGCTTTAAGGCAATTGCCCGCGCCTGCGTTGTAATTACATAACGCTAAGTTTTCGCGGTCATACTCAGGGCGAGGGCTCGACCAAAACGCGTATTGCTGTTGCATATATCGTGCAGCAACTAAAATAGATAATTCAGGATCAAACGGCGAACCGACCAAACCAAGCTTGGCGGTTTGTTCTTCCCAAGTAGCAGGCATAAACTGCGCAATACCACTTGCACCAACGGGGCTAACGGCATCAACTTTAAAGCGCGACTCTTGCCAAAGCTGGGCTTTTAATAAATCAGGATCACGGCCCGCACTAAAGCGCTTTACTGCGCTTTCAATGTCCGCATCATAACCACAACTAAGAGATAACGAGGCCGAATAACAAGGCAGCACCAATAAGCTGCAAACCGTACAAAATAGCAAGCGACCGATAATCTTTAGCATGTTTGCAATCTCTCACAAGGTCGTCGAGCGTATAACCCGCGCGGCGGTTAAAGTAACGCAGTGCAACACGTAATAAAACGTAAGCCATAATAGCTAAAAATAAGTTATATCCCGCACCGCTTAAAAACGTATAAAATGCGCTCATTCATCACCGCCATTTTCTAACTGCTCTGCAATTTCAGCGTAAATGCCTTTTTTGCTTATTGTTTCTACACACTCTGCAGCAAGTTTAAAATCACCGCAATTAAGCGCATGAACTAAAACTCTATCGCGGCCAAAGTCCCAAAACCCAATCATATAAAGCAACGCTAATAAAGCACGCTGGCGCTGTATCGGCCATTGGGTAAAATCAACGTAAGCAATTAACGGGTCGTAAATATCTAAAATATCCGACGCCAATAAATTTAATGCCTCGTCCTCGGTCATTGGTTGATAATCAAAATTGCGCTGCAAATAATCAGGTAAAGGCTTTTTATTTATATCGTGGCCGTAACCTATTAAGCGCTCGTTACTATTTGTTTTGCACACCAATGCGGTAAAAGCCACATGGCGTTTTAATTGGTTGATTAAATTCATCATGGGGCACTTAAGTTAAGGGCACAAAAAAAGCCCAACTAATAAAAGTTGGGCTTGCGCAAGTAAATACAATTTTGGGATTCAGTTTTAAATCGGTTGCTTATTTACAACTTTGCCACCGTGACAAAAACAATACATTCTTATGCCAAACAAGTAAACACAAAAATAGATAAAAATTAAAATAAACACAAAATATGTTATTTGCAGCAATAAAACAAGCCACAAACAACACATAAGCGCAATGTGTGACCCGTCACAACCTAAGCTTACTATTGTCGGTGGGGCTAGCTAACTGCTGTTCTAATCGCTCTTTATCACGGCGTATTAAGGTACTTATATATTCATCTACGCTGTACGGCTCTTTACCCTCGCCCGCTCGCACTTGGCATAACATAGCCAATGTTTCACGCTCAGATTCAGACAACCCCACTTCAACACGCTTAACACCAAACTTAGCCAAACGCTCACGGCTTTTACGTTTACGTTCTGCAGCATCAGCGCGCTTTTTTTCTACCAAATCTAGTTCGGGGCAGTTTTTTACATTCATATTGCTGAGGATAAAATGCCTTCTACGGCCAGCCTCTGTTTGCTCTGATTGGTGTAATAAATACGCCTTAACCACACTAACATTTATATTTGGGTTTGCTTTAACCCATGTTTCAGGTTTATTTAAATCATCAAAAGAATCAAGATTATAAAGGCACACAAATTCATTTTCTGGAAAATAACCCTTTTTTAATGCACGCTTTATTGACAGCTCAGCTTGATTGCTATCTCTGCAAAAGATACCTTGCGCATTTAATGTGGAATCAAAAACAGCATCACGTGTTTCATCTATAAGCTCAAGCGCAGTAACTTTTAACTTTGTGGCTGGCTGTCCTAGCATTTTAAGTGAGTCATTAAGTTTAATTTTTTCAAACCTTCTCACTAAACAATCGAATGCATGACGGCTGCCTTTTGCAGTAGTAAACGCCCTTTCATAAATACCAAAGTGCAGGGCGGTTGAGGCCATTAAGTGTGACATTATCGTAAGGCCGTTTTTACGCCCTGCCGAAAGAGCCACCTTTTTATACCTCAAATCACCTGTAGTTTTGCAGACCCAACCAAACACATTTACAAAAAAGAAAACCTGCCACGGCTCTAACTTTATATTTTCTTTGTTCACCGCCCAACTACCCATAGTGTGTTTATGGGTTTCAATGTAAGCACAACAATTAATTGCCTGATCTTCGTTTAACCTAAAAGAAAATTCAGCACTTAAAGCGGCTGCCCTATTTGCTAAAAATTGGGTCGTTTGCAATCTCATTGCATCACAAAGGCTCTCTTGATTAGTGGCGTAATCAATCGCTATTTGAATGTAATCTCTTTGACCAAGCTTTATATTAGCAGTCACTTATCACCCCCAGCGCATAAAGCAAACCTTCAACAAAAAATTCACCAAGGGCAAAAAGCAAAACAAATACAATTAAAAACCCAGTTGCGCACAAAAACCGCATAACTGCTGGCGCTTCATTTTCATTATTACTTTTCATAACCACCTCTTTTTTACTATTCATTGAATGCCACACATGCGCGCGGCGCTTTGGGCTGCTACTCATTGGGCCCACTCCTCTTTTAATAATCGGTCTAAACGCGCTTGCTCTTTGCGTTCTTCTATTAATTCGCGGGTGCTTTTGCGGCGCTCTTTATACTCAGGCCTACACTCTTGATTCTCTATTGGCTTTGGTAAATCCATTCTTCTTGGTTGAACCGTCGATAAAAATATCGATTTAGGTGAGGGCTTTTTAACTTTCTTGGCTCGGGGCTTATAAGGTTTAGAATTAGCCCGAACACAGCCGCAGCCGGTCATATTCCCCAAGTTGTACTTTTTAACCACTCGCTCAATACCGCACACACACTTACATAAAAATTGCTGCGCGCGTTTACTGTCGCGCTCAGCTTCACTGATCACAGTCCAGTTATTAAATACATTACCGGCACTTACTAAACCTTTAGCCATTACGCACCCCCGCTTAATGACTTAGGGCGGGCAAATAACAGCGCATTGTTTTGTAAATTGTCTATCGATTGCTTACGGCCATTAATGCTTATTACTTTTACTTTTGGCTCGCCATCAAAACAGTGCTCAATTTCAAACTGAGGGCTATTAACTAAATCGTTCATGTATCGCTGGCCGTGCTGGGTTGACTGCCCAAAAATACGGGCTATTTCTAGCGCGGTATGAAATGTACCTTTATTGAGTAAAATCTCTGCGGCTCTAGTTGCACTCATTAGCTACCACCTTATCAATGTTGCTTTTAATAACCTCAAACTCAATTACCCACACCCACGGGCTTTCATCCCATCCTTTTCCTGAACTTGAATAAATACAAGACCATGCAAATGCAAAACCCGTCCAATCGTTAAATCCTTCCTTGATAACTTGCTGCCTGCCTATTTTCTGCAATCTTTCACAGCGAACGTCTGTAACGCGCAATGTTAAGCGGCTGGCTTTTCTTGGCATGTGAATAGATGGCTTCCATTTAACTTCATCTAGCTCGTCAGCTCCCTTGGAAACGGCCCATTCTTTTTGTATGAAATATTCATCGCCGCAACCTTGATCAACAAATAACGTCCTATCTGCTGGATGCTCTGCGTCAACTTCATCAAGGCGGCCCAAACAAAATGTTTCACGAACCCAAATAAGATCACCTACTTTGAAAGGAGCCGCGTTAGCAGTTGCATGCCCTGCTACTATCGGCAAATAATCAAGTGAAGAACCAGAACCCCACTTAAAATCCCAAAAAGAACCATTCTTAATAGGCTGATTGCTTAGCGGTCTACGTGTAACAGTCTTACGGCCATCAACGAGCGCCTTAACCATTTGTTGATTAAATATCATTGGTACAGTTTTCATGATTAAACACTCCTTGGTGGTGCTGGCTGGGTGGGGGTTTGTGCTTTTACATTTTCACGAACGTAAGGCTGATACCCAACTAATTTAATATTTGGCGAGCTAACACGGCGCATAACTTCAAGCTCTACATTTACCGAGCCCGACCCCAAACAATAAGAGGCAATAACGGCGCACAACATCACAAGCGCCAGGGCGAATGCTAAGCCTAAAAACTCAGTCGTCGTAAGCTGTAAAATAATCATGCGTAAAGTCCTTTTTTTATGGCAGCCCTAAGTCGTGCACTAGGTGTCATATCTGAATGCTTATCCTTTAAAAAATACTTAAGCACCATGCACACCAAATGGGCGCGTTTATAAGCCTTAGTAATGTGTACAAGATTATTTGTTTGTTCGCTAAGCTGTGCAAAAAACACCGCTCGGTCTAAATAATGCCTAATACTAGGCAGCAATAAAAAAGCACTAAGCGTAACCTCACCATGGAGCAATACCGCTTTTTCAAACTCAGACTGGGTAAGGTCGCGCATAACATCAAACGCGCAAATAGTTACGGATACATTGACGAGCTTTTTACCGCGCGGGCTCGGTGCTATTTGTAACTTATGGCCTGCTAATAATTCCTGCGTAGCAAACTCTAAAAAATGCGTTTGCCATGGTTCTAAAGGCTTATCAAAAACATAAGCCGAAAACTCGCTTAATTGTTTAGCACGACGGGCAGTATCTTTATCATTATTTTCCTTTTCAACTTCCTTGGCTGTTTTTCTTCGTTGCATTTTTCCTAAACCTTCTTCAACTTCTCGCAAATCAAAAGGACGGCTGTTTATAAATCTAAAATCAGGCATTTCGCTCTCCCAATAATTTACGCTGCACACCCATTGCGTTTACTAATTTTTGGTAGCGCTTATTAATAAAATCACTTAAAGCAAGTGCGTATGCTGCACTTATGTTTACAGTACAACTAAGTGGTTCACCGTCGTCAAAAATGAACGGTTTAACGTCCTCTGGCGGCTTAATTTCTAGCGCTAATTTAATAGCTAAATTCAACTTATTTAATCGCATTTCATCTTCCTTACTGTAAAACACTAAAATAGCGCCCCAATCCTTTGTACAACTTAGATTAAGCGTGCGCGTTAAAATCGTAGGGTCTCGCCACTGTCTCGGCTTCAACTGCTGTTTTCACATCAACCAAATGCTGAGCCCACAACGTTAAAGACTCACGTTTTTTAATAGCACCGGTTGTTTGTATATAGGTTTGCTGTAACTCTGTTAGCGCGTGATTTAAAAGCAGTTCAGCAATGAGCGAATCAACCCCCAAATCAAGCCAGCGGCCACGGCAAAACTTACGTAAATCATGCGCCGTATATTTCCCATTACTAACTTGTTGCACGTATTTATTAGCCTCATTTTCATTAATAGGGCCGCGTGTTTTAGCTGGGAAAATGTAAGCACTACGCGAGTATTTAGCTTGCTGCTTATGCCAGGTGATTAACTGTTCAAACGCATAATCACTTAATTCAATTACATGCTCTTTTGTTTTTGTTATATCTGCAGGTAACGTCATTCGCTTATTAAGTGTATCTATGTGATCCCAACGTAACTGGCGGGTTTCACCAATACGCGTGGCATGTAGCAACATAAACCAGCAAAGCATATAAGGGGCGCTCGTTGGATTTAATAACTCACACGCTAATTCAGGCTCATTTTTAATAGATAACTTTGATTTTTTAGGCTCAATTTTTGTAGGAATAAACGTTTTAAATGTCGTATCACTTAAAGGATTAAATTCTATTAACTGACTTTTTTGTGCTTGGCTTAGTGAGCGTTTTAATAACTGAAAGTGTTGGCGAACCGTGCTTAACTGGTACGCGTTTTGTAATGGCCATATCAACTCGTTTTCGCATACAAAGTTATTAAAGCTCATTAAATCGCAGTGGCCCACAAGCGGGATCAAGTGTTTACTAACTGACGACTCAATATTAATGCGGCGTTTTTTACTAATGCTTTTATTACTTAATTCGCGCTCTAAGTACCACGTAAGTAACTGCCCTAACGTTTCAAAACGACTAACTAAAAGCGGCTTATCTAACGCATGCTTAACAAGTAAGTCAGGCACCAACGCAAGCGCCTTTTGGCAATTAAACACCGGCCATGCGCCAAACTTATGCCATTTATCGGCTTTAAAATCGACGATGTACCAGCTACCCACCTGCAGCGATGCATGCATTTTTAAAATTAACGGATAACGAGGATCACGAAAGCGGTTAACCTCAACGCTTGCATGGGTTTTTATTAAATTATCCGTTAAATTTGCTCTTAATGTAGCCATGGCTTACACACACCTTTTGCACAAAAACTGTGCATAACTAAAGTTCGTACTGCTGTTTAATATCTCGCGCCGCGAACAAGCTTTCTTGCACTCTGCGACGGCGTACCAGCGCGGGCTTAGCCTCTATTCTTTTTTCTTTAGCTGCGCGCTTTCGCCACCCTTCATAATGTGTTTTTGATTGCCCCATAGGCTCTAAAAAGTTATCGCTCATAAATCACCTATTTCCATTTAAAATTACGTAAAAGCTGAAACCCTAAAAACATACAAAAGGCAGCGAATAAAACGACCGGAATACCTAAAACGACTAAAACCCAAATTGGAATTGTAAAACTCATAAATCACCTGTTTTAATTAAAGAACTTTCAACGCATACGCGTGCATCTTGCAAGCGACGGTTGTAGGTTCTTAAGCTCATACCCATGCGTAATGCGCGGGTTTCTCTGTTTGCATCAATTGGCAAATTAGGCAAAAACAACGCCCCATACTCAACACGGCACACAGTAACGGCCTGTTTATTCGTTACCATAAATCGCATTAAAGCCGATTCAATATTAAGCTCTACGCATTCCACAATTGGGGAGCAACCCCCGCCTGAACGATCAAAGCTGTCACCGTCCATAATCATTTGTAAAATTGATTTTGCGGTAGTCACTTGCCCCGTATGAACCCAGCGCGCCCACTGTTCAAAATAGCGCTCTAAGCGGGCCTTATTGTGTGAATGTCGTAAGCTACTCATAATTACTTAGCTCGCTGCCTAAACTTGCGGTGTTTCACCTTGCATTCGCTTAACAGTTCATCAACGGTAAACACATGGCCAGGTAAACCGCTAAACGTTAAATGCGGCAAATAATGCAAATCATGCAGCGGGCTTATTTTTATTTCAGTCGTGTAAAGCGGTGAAAGTGCCCCGTATTGGTGGCAAACAACCGCCCCCATCCCACGTAACAAAGCAAGCTCACGGCCTGTTTGTGGGTTTGAAACCACCGTAACGCGGCGCTCTGTTTTGCGATCAGGTATTTGGTTTAACTGCGCAATGCGCAATTCAATATCACCAATACGCGACAAATTAACGTGATCCGATAGCCCTGCATGTTGGTGCTCTATATAGCTAAACGCCTTTTTAAGCGACTCGCCTGTGTTGGCATACAAAACAATAATCATGCGCTCACCTTCTTTTTATTTTGGTTGTTGGTGTAATCCTGCTGCCACTTTTGCACGTCTATTTTGTTACCGCTTTTAAGTACAATAATTTGGCAGTTTTTAGGATGAGGGAACCGCTCACACGCGTAATAACTTCTAAATGTGCGATACCCAATACCCAAAAAGCGGGCTGCCTTACCACCGCCATTTTCACCAAACGTACTATCTACCCATTTTGAAAACGTCATTTGAACACCTTTTATAGTATATAAATAAAATAACACAAAGTGTGTTAAAAATGAAACACAAAGCATGTTTATTTAATGCTCAAACCGTGACGAATGACACAAAGTGTGTTAACTTTTCAATAAGCAAGCTTAATTGGGATTCGTTATGACAGAATTAACCACCACAAACACAGTACAAAGCACTGATAAAAAATCAGAAAGGATGCGCAAAGCCCGTATAAATGCAGGCTTATCGCAACGTGAGGCCGCCGAAAAAATCGGGGTTGGACAATCGCGCGTATCTAATTACGAAAACGAAATAAACAAAAACGTACCGCCTGAGTTTCTTAAACTTTGCGCCAAAGCCTACAACTGCTCATTAGAGTATTTATACGGCTTTACCGACGAAATTGAGGGTGGCTATGCATACCGCCCAATCAATAAAGACAGCGTAATAGCAATCAATAAAAGAGAGCTAGCAAAGCAAAACTTAACCTTTCAAGACCTAGACGAAATAACCGTAACAGATAGCGCAATGTTAGACGCATTTACAAAAGGCGAACAAATAGTAATAAGTAAAAAAGTAGGCGTTATTAGCAAGCCCGCTATTTATGCAATAACCTACGGTGGCACCACTGTAATGCGCGGTTTGCGTAAAGAACTAAACGGGGTTTACACCTTGTTTGTGCATAACAAACAAAACTACGACGATCAAACACTCACCGAGGACGAGTTAAAAAACCTCACCATCATTGGTAAATACATAGGCCACTGGCGCGCAGCCAGCAATTAAGCCCACAAGGCTTTTTTGCGCCTGCAATTAACATAAAACATGTTAAATAATGCTATTTAACACATATAAGGATCATCATGACGACTTTAACAACCGTACAAAATACAGTAGAGCGAAAACTAAACCGTCAAGCTGCGCGCAGTCTTTCAATGAAAAACAACGCACAAGCCATCATTGCACTTGCCGAAGCCGTAGCCAGCAACCCGCGCGCAATAGACGACATAATTGATTTAGCCAATGCAATCAGCATGGATGCAGAAGATTTAAAAACCGACCTAGGCAGCGCAGTAAATGCCCTAGCCGACATTCACACCTTAAGGATAAACAGCCATGCTTAACAACTACCAAAAAGGCTTATTAAACCAACTCGCGCAAGGTAAAACCAATTACGAAATTGGCGCAAGTAACAGCCTAAACCAAACAGAATTAAATATAGAGCTGCGCAACATGCAAGCCCGCTTAGGTGCAAAAACACTAGCGCACCTTATGCACCGCGCATGGGAGCTGGGTTTATTAGGCGCACGCACCTTATGTTTATGTATAGCCATATTTGGCGCAAGCACCGCCAGCGATATAAGCAAAATACGCCCTGTACGCATAGCGCGTACACAAATGCGCCTAACGCGCCGCCAAGAGGCCGCATAACATGGCATCAAATAACAACCACCAAAGCAAAAGCAACAAAGCAGGGCGTGACACCACACAAACCCCGCGCTGGTTGTTTGAAGCTTTTAACAGTCAATACCATTATGTATTAGACGCTGCAGCGCTAAAAAAATCGGCCCTATGCGCCAGGTATTACACCCCGCGTAACAACGCATTAAAAAAAGACTGGGCGGCAGACATAGGGCTTTATTTAGATGCAAACAGCGCAACCCCTGCAGTATGGCTAAACCCGCCATACAGCAATATTTTACCGTGGGTAAATAAAGTTATAGAGCAACAACACAAAGGCATATTAACCACCTTATTAGTACCACGCGACAACCGCACCCAATGGTGGCCCGCCAATAGCGCCAGCAAAATAATAGACATAGTAGGCTATTACGAAAATCAAGGCGTGTACTTACGCGGCCCCAAAAAAGGCCAACCAAAGCTTAAATGGCGTAGCGGCGGCATTCGCTTTATTAACTCGCTCACAGGTAAAGAAGAACCCGCAGAGCTAAATAAACCCATGTGCTTAATAGAATTTAACCCGCACCTAATTGGCCAACCATGCCAATACAGCACAATACCTAAAAACGTACTAATGGCCCTAGGCCAAAAAGCAATCGCAAACAAGAGTAAATAACCATGCAAAAAACACAAGTAAACAGCCAAGAACGTGACGCACTAAGCCAATTGCACCTAGTGGATAACAGCGAGTGCGAGGCACATTCAAGCGACACCCTCACAAAATTTGTAGAGCAATACAACGCAGAGCAAATAGAGCAAGAACAACAGGCAACAATACACGCCCTTTATCGTCAAAACACCCAAGACGAAATAGCCATACTAAAATCAAAGCTTGAAGCCGAAAAGCGTTTTAACGCCGAGCTGCAAGATCAAGCTAAGCAAGACGCAATCGACTTAAACCGCGCCGCTAAAGCCGTAGAAAACGGCGTAAAAATAGCAAGCCAAACAACCGCGCTTAATAGCACCATTGCCAGCTTACAAAGCCAGCTAAAAACCGCCCACGAAAAAGTGCAAGAGCTTAACCAGCTAAACCCTAAAAAATTAAAAGAGCAAATTAAACGCGTAAAAGAGGCAACCCAAAAAGCACAAGCGCGCTGCGATAAATTAGAGCTTGAAGCAAAAAAATACCGCAAAGAAATTGCACATTTATCTGATCAGCGAACCCACGCAGTTAACAAAGTAATCGAACTTAAACACCAATTAGAAAACAACACCGGCGCAGGCCTATACCACAACGGCGAGCATCACTTAATAATATGGCCACAAAAAACAAAAATGCAGCGCGAGGACGGCACACAGTTTGAAAGCAGATCACTGTTATACCTACACCAAAGCGGGCGCGGTGGCCTAGTTAGCCATGACCCACAAGACGGCGCGCAACTATGCGCAGCCCCTAAAGGCGGCTTACGCCCAAGTAAAGCCACACTCGACTTTGCACAAAACTGGTTACGCCAGGTAAACGAAGTGCAAAACGGCATTATTACCGACGCAGACATGATCCCCGTTAATTTTAACGCCCAATTGCAACCGGCTGAATAAGGAGTAATTACCCATGCTTATTAAATTTAGTGAGTTTAATTTAGTACGTAAGGCGCGCGGTAAAGAGGCCGCACGGTTTGACATTGTAGATGATGAGGGCGAAAGCTATTGGGTGTGGATGAGTAAAACAGACATAAAGCGAAATATTAAAGCATTCCCTGAATGCAGCGACGAATTGCAAAAAGGGCTTAATCGCTACGGATAAAAAAAGGGGTCGCATTAGCGACCCCTTATTTAACGTAGATACTTACTTGCCTTTGCGTTTGAACTGCAAAAGCAGTGCGATTAACTGCACTACCGATACAAGCAAGGTTACAACTAAAATACATAGCTCTAACATCACGTACCCCCTTTTGGAATAGGGGTAACAAGCAAAAGGGATGCGCCATAAGTAAACCTGATCACCTTCACTGCCAATCGTCTAAGATTTGCGCGCCTGCACCCAGTTGGGCGCGCCGTTAGTTTCCACACCAACAACCAAGCTATTAAATTTGCTGAGCATTTCACTCTCCAGTCAAGTGTTAAACACTTCAAATACAACGTAGCAAGCGCCTTAGACCCTCACTTTATAACCAATAAGCAACCCAATTACAAACTTTATATTGTTGCGCAGTACATTGACGAATCAGTCAATAAGCGTTATATTCGGAGCGTCTAAGATTTGTGCGCTAATGTGTAAAAACGAAAAAACCCGACTTCCAATCGGGTTTTTTTGTGCCTGTAATAAATCACTCATTACCTATTTATTATTGTTTTTGCGCTCTAAATTAAATAGATTTTTTAGCTCTGCTTTAAATTCAGGGTTATCATTAATAAACTCATTAATCCCATAGCTAAAATAAAACTCATTGCTTATGGCCTCTTTAAGCCCTTCAAATGCAACGTTTTGCCCTGCTTCATTTGCGTAATTTTCTCGCAGTTTCACACATAGCAAACATGTTTTATAGCTATCTGGTGCGCCATCCCAAACACCACTGCAATACTGGTATTTTTCGCCAGGCTTTATTTGTTTTGAGCACTCGCAGCAATTATGCTCTTTTATTGCTTTACGCATTTTTTCGTTAAATGCAGATGGGGTTACACAATCACACATAAATTACTCACTAACTTTAGTTAATTGGCAATCGGCGTAAGTGCATTGAAAGTGACCGCCCATGTTTTCCCAATCGTGATCACAGTCTTGTTTTTCACTTGCCTGCCCAAACTCGGTTAAATCTTCAAATTCATCATCTAAAAAGTTTTCGCGAACGGCTACCACTCTAAGCACAATTTGCATTTCTTGCTTGCCTGCAAGTATGCGCCCTAAGCTCACCTCATTATCGGCAAAATCGCCCTGTAAAATTTCAGCCACTAGGCTATCTACATTATCAACCGCTGTAGCGGCTACCTCTTGCGAACCTGTCATAAAACACCCTTTTACTTGCGTTATTACCGTGTAATCACACAGTAGCAAAGGCCAAATAACATGTAAACACAAATCGTGTTAACTGCTAAATAAATACTAATTAAATATTTATTTAATATTTATTGAGTATATTTAAAATATTTATTGCATATTGTTTAGAATCACCTTATATTTACACGGTAATCAAAGAGGAGCAGGTAAATGATCATTGTATTAGCACATAACAAAGGCGGGGTTGGCAAAACGACTACTGCACTAAATTTAACCGAAATATTAAAGCCGGACATAGTAATTGATCAAGACGCGCACAGTAACTTAGTTACCTTAAACAGCTTTCGTGAGCCAAGCGCGCAATTTAATGTATTAAGTGGCTTAAGCAAAAACGAACTTATTGAACAGTTAAAGCACACTGAGCAAGGTAAATTAATACTGGTTGATTGTGGCGGGTTCGACTCTGAATTAAACCGCATAGCGGTTGCATTAAGTGATTTAGTAATTGTGCCAGCTAACGACGACATAACCGAAGTGATCGGCCTTAAAAGTTTTGATAAAACGCTAAGCGAAATAAGTAAAGAAATGGGCGTAAATATAAACGGCCGTGTATTGTTTACCCGCGTTCACCCACGCCGCAAAAAGTTTGACGACGTAGAAAGTTTTTTAAATAACTCTGAACACCTATCGCGTTTAAACACCACCATACCAACGCGCAAAGATTACGGCAAAGCGGCGTTAGATGGCATGGGCGTATTTGCTCACCCCAAAACAAAATACAGCGATGCAGCGCGCGATATTAAAGCGCTGGCAAGTGAAATAAACGCACTATTAAATACTTAAACCATATTTTATTAATACTAATTAAATACAAAGGCTAGAAAAATGAGCAAGTTCGACAAACTAAACAACGTAGGTAAAGGCGCAGCATTAAGCGAGCAAGCAAGCGAGCCAAGCACTAAACCAGCCACTAAGCCTAAGCACATTAATAATTTACCTGTAAAAGCAGAGCAGCGTTTTAATGCATTAAAAGCAGCGGGCAAGGTAAGTGGCAATTTATCAGCTTACATGGTGCAAGCATTACTTGAAAAGTTAGAACAAGACGAGCGATAAACGCAGAATTTAAAAAAGAGTAAGCCGGTGAACTTCGACCCCCACCGGCTACGTGCAACACTAAAGAGGAAACTTTAAAATGTCACAAGCAAACTATACAGCAATACAAAAAATGCGTCTAATTGATTTACACACCCTACCAAGCCACCTTTTATTACAATGGTTAGCCAGTAAGCCCGCATGGTTACAAGCGGCGGTTATTGGTCGCCAAGCGCATTAACGCTTTTATCTATTAATTGGGCGATTTGCAACGCAGCATGATTGGTTGGTAAATCGTCCTCACTGGCGCGAGCTAATAGCACAGCTAAAGAATGTGCACTTTGTAATGAATCACTCACCTGTGATTTGGTCTTATTATCCATAATATATCCCTCGATAACTTCATTATTTGTTATGGAAATTACACCTAAATATTAACCTTTGCAATAAAAACTTACATTCTGTCAGTTTTTATTCAGGCAGGGTATGTAATTATTTACAGGATCGGTTACTATAACGCCAACATAAGAGGCAGGCCCATGTTTAAAAAAGCACTAACACCCGAGCAGCAAACCGTACACGATATAATAAATCGTGTGTGCTGGGCGCATGGTGTAAAAAATAAAGCGGCCCTTGAGCGCAAAATAGCGTTAAGTGACTCATGGTGTACCAACACCATTAAGCGCGGCTCAACACCGTATGCACTAATAGACCAAACAGCGCAGGCAACCGGCATAAGTTACGATCACCTACTGTATGGCAGCCCAATGAGCCAACTAGACCCAAACGATTTGTTGTATATAAAGCAAGGTTTAATAAAAAGCTTAAGAGAGCTAAACGAGCAGGGGTTTATAAATAAAGCGAGCAGCTTAGAAGATTTAGAACAGCTTGCTAAAAAACAAGCCGCCGATATTGAACACGAACTTACAATACAGTGGAGCAAAAACACCAAAGAGCGCGCCTAGCGCTCTTTGTTAAACTTTGCATAAATTACTTTATGCCCTAAATCATTATCGTATTTATTCATTAACTGCCCTATTGATAATTCCTCAACGGGCGCTTGCACCTCAGCTGGTGTAATTTCTGCAAGCTCAAAATCATAACGCTGCATACTTGGGAACTTGCCCAATATTAATGCCACCTCATTTTTAAGCTTTTCGGCTTCATTCATTAACTGCATCGACTTTTTAAAGTCGGGTTCGTGCTTAGCATTAATACTTAAGCGCATGGCCAGTTCAGACTTATCGCGTAATTGCTTTTTAAAAATAGCACGGCGCGACATAAGCCAGGTACTTAACGTAAGCAAACACACCAATATTAAAAGCGCGCCATAAACAATATTTATCATAAAGCACCTCTTGGTAAACGTAAGCTCAACACATCACCAAGCTTAGTATTTAAAATTTTAGGAAAAAGCATCACAACCCCCAACACACCGCTAATATAAAGCACTGTAAAACTATACAGGTAATGTAGCACTGCAAACCCTTCTTGAATATCCAAAACCACAAATTTAACCCACAATATTAAATGAGCAACCGACAAAACCAGCGTTAAGCGCACCACCGTAAAAAACAGCTCACCGTACTTATAGCTAAAGCGGGTATGTAATCGGTATAAAATAAACAAGCTTAATAAGCTAAATGCACATAAAGCTAAATATACATTTTGAGCATTACCAACGTTTTGATTTTCTTGTATAAAAATTAATATATGTTCCATCATTACAGTGGTTAGCATGTACTTTGACACCACCACTGCAATCGATAAAAAATCACTAAGGAGTTCTTTGTTTTTAACTGCCCTGTAAATAGAGAGCGTAAGGGCCAATAGGTATGTAAGCGATATTACAACTTGAATTGAAAATACATCATGGTGATCACTCGCCACCATTAACTTATTATATAAACCGGTAAAATACTCAATCATCTTAATTCCTTGATGTAAGGCAATAGAGTACATTTTTGCACATAAAAAACCAGCATAAGCTGGTTGTTTTATACGTATAAAATTACTTTTTCGGGCGCTTAATAATAACGATACCGCCAGAACCATTAAGTTTTGGTTTTGGGCGCTTAATAATAACGATACCGCCAGAACCTTTTAATTGTTGTGTGTTTACGTTCGCTGGGGTTACGTCTGCAGATAGGCCGCTAAGTAGTAATAATGTAAGTGTCATTTTTTTGCTCCTTAAAATAGTTAAGTGAGCATTAGCAGGGTTCGTGCCAATATAAGTGCATGATATAAAATCACTCTTTAGGGTAAACCCTAGAGTTTATTAAATTAGTATTGCGCAACGTGCAATATGTAAACTCTAGCGACAACAAAACAACTCTAAAGTTTAAGCGAGCCCAGTGGCAAAAAATTACGCATACATACGCATAAGCGACGCGCACAAGCAGCACAGCCACGGCCAACGCACCCGCATAACCCAATACGCCGCCAAACACGGCTTTTATATATATAAATGGTACGAATACACCTTAAGCGGATCGAGCACCAACAAAACCCAGCGCGGGCTAATTGAATTAATAGAGCGATTAGCGCCAGGTGATCGGGTATTAGTAAACGACATAGAGCGATTAGGCCGCGACTCTATCAGCGATATAATGGAAGTAACCACCCGCATAATAAATGCAGGGGCCGAAATACACTTTTGTTTAACGGGCGATACGCTCACCCCCAGCCATAAAAATGACGTAGGGCAATTTTTTATACAAATTGGGCGCGCCTTTGCCGCACAAGACTTTAGTAAACAGCGCAGCTTAAAAGCAAAAGCGGCAGCCAATAGCCGCAAAGCCAACAACTTACCCACCGGCCGTGCGCGCGGGGCCATTATAAAAAGCAAGCTGGATGCCAGCGAAAACCAAATATTATTTTGGTTAAGCCAAGACGTATTTAAAAGCGAAATAGCACGGCGGTTAAATTGCAGCGCCACCGCCTTAATAAAATGGCTTGATCGACGTGATGAACTAATATGCCAAGCCCGCGAACGTAGACTATACGAAAGCGGCTTAAGCATTGGGGAAGTAAAACGAAGGTTAAAGGGTAAGGGTTAAAGTGTTTTTGCAAAGCATTCTATTTTAATTTTAAGCTCGCTTACGTATGCCTCAGCCTCTTTTTTTAACTCATCAAGTGACCCAGCGGTTATTTGTTTCTCTTTTAAAACTTTCTCACCTATAACCACCCTTATTACACCATCCCATACGGGGCTGTGCGAATTGGGTGGGTAAAAGCGGCTAGTAACATTTATTAAACCACCATCAAAGTCGAGCTTATAACCACAATCAAACTGCCATAATGGCTCGTCTGTTTGTTTGTTTTTGTTAGCCAGTTCTTGCCACTTTTTTGCACTTTCCCAGTTTTATAAATAAAGTTTATCGTTCTTATCCATGTGTGTGCCCTTTTTCAAGTATTAGGCCGCGCCTAATGGTTGGTTAATATTAAATTATATTTTGCGCTGGGTACTGTTTCGCTAACCGGCTGCGAGCATTTTCGGCACCTAAATGCGCTCATACTATGCTTGCTGTATTTATTAGGATCAAGCCCAGCGGGCAATTCTTCATCAGGGTAATGCGGGCGCTTTTTATCGGTGCGGCTGCATCGACGTTTACAATTAACCTCTACATTAATTTTTTCACCGCAGGCGCAATTATCTTGTATTAATTGTTGGCCTAACTCGTTTACTGTTACCTCTTTAAAATCAGATAAAGTTAAATCATTACTGTCTAATATCATGGCCGAGCCTAAATCGCCCGCATTACAGGTAAAAAACTGTTTTGCATTACAGCAAGGGCAATCAAAACCGAGTTGGTCTTTATCCCAAATAACGCGGCACTTTAAACAAAATCTATCTTTTTTCATTCTATGACCTCATTAAATCAAAACCGCTGTTTTTATAAAACGCGATTAACTCTTTGCGGGTAACGCATTTAAAGCGGGGTATAAACCCCTGTTCATATTTTTTACGCGAGCCAAATACCCAGTATTGGCCCTTAATCATTTTATGGTACATAGCTATCTCATTTGTATTTCAAATTTTGTTACACCGTGCTTATTTAAAAACGCGGCCATATTATCTAAACGCCAGGTGCGCAAATCATCAGTGCGGCCATGGCGCACGGTGTACGCAATGGCTTGGCCTGCAATAACGCCTATAACATGGTATTTATTAGTGCCTGCTTGTTGTTGGGCTATTAACTTGTTAAACACTTTGGTTTGCAGTAAGCGTAAAAACTCGCCCTCTTTCACGCGGTTAAATTTAATCTCCATGCTACATACCGCCACTTTGTGGTGTGTGTTTTGGCGTTTTGTTTATACAAAGCACATCAAATATTAAATATTCACAGGGCGGGGTATAACGGCCAATAGTGACAAACTCGCCCTTATGGTTAATTTGATACGCAATATCGTGTTCTTGGCGGTGTATCGATGGGCACTCATGCACCGGTGTTTTTAAACGAACCGCGCTTAAGTAATCATTAAATTGCAATTCGTTAGCGAGTAAAGCCAAGTACCACCCCCGTTTTTATTAGCTCCACACTTTCGCAGCGCACCCACTGCCAAAGCTCCGGCGGGGTATCTGTTTTACTGTCGATTAGTGCAAACAATCCTTCATTTAAATTTGAGGCAATCACATAGTGCTTTGCACCCTTATACATTACGTACATGTGCGCGTGGTGCCCCATGGCGTCAAAAATAGCCCTATTCATGGCTCACCCATGTATTTACACCACTCACATAGCGCCAGTAGCAATCAATATTAACCACCTCATTACCCGTTTGATCATACGTACGACCTTGAGTGAATAAATACGGCGCGGGGCGCTCTCCCTGCTTAGTGCTTACCATATAAACGCCATCGATGAGCGGGTGGGTTTTATAAAGAGTCACGCCGCCGCCTCTTTTTGAATTTCTGTATTTATGTTCGCGCTTATTATTGCTGCAGCCGTTGGCGGGCTAACGGCATTTCCTACACGCTTTAACTGCTCTGCTAAAGATATTTTTTTGCCGTTAAGATCGTGGGTGTGCTTGTAATCGCTAGGAAAACCCATGGCTAAAAAAAGCTCTTTTGGCATAAACACGCGCAACTTAATATCTCGTATTTTATATGTATCAGAATGCACGGTAACAAGCGCATAACGATCTTTCGTGGTAAATGTACCGGCTGGCTCTGTTACTGGTTTTGCGTTTGATGTGCCAAAATATTTCACTAAAAAAGCAAATACAACACAGAAATGATTACCACCACCGGTAACTGTATGCATTGGCTCATTCATTGAATGGCCAACGCAGCCATTACGCATTTTCATCACAAAAGCAGTAGCTAATTGGCTATTATCATCCTTTGTAAACTGCACAGGTGCAATAAATGGCTGCTCGCAATTAAACACATATTTTTCTAATCCAACCCAAATGCGGTTAAGCGTCTTAGGGGCCAATGGTTTTTTACGATTAAAAATACTTCTGCCCTCAACACTCCAATCGATACAGTCTGATATTGGCTTTTGTTTTTCAATTGGAATCGGTTTAGGCCAATTAATAGGGTTGCCGTCTTTTCTGGCTGTAATAAAAAAACGTGGGCGTGTTGTAGCAGCGCCATTACTAGATGCTGTAATTATTCTATGCTCAAGGTCATAACCTAAACCTTTAAATAATTTTAACTTAGCTGATATATCGTATTGTATATTTAACTCTTTTACGGCCTCACCCCATGCTGGGTTATTAGGTTTTAAACCCGTAGTAAGCGCCAAAATAAAGCCGTCGAACGTTTCACCTTTACGGTCAGGATCAGGTCGCAATTTACCATCACCAACATCAATTAAAGGGCCCCATGTTTGAAACTCTTTTACATTTTCCAAGTGAAATAAAACAACGTCGACCGACAAACACCAATGTACTGTTAACCAAGCTAGCGATCGTATTTTTTTGTTTAGCGGTTTACCACCTGACGCTATAGTGAAGTGTGTACAGTCAGGGCTAAACCATGCTAAACCTACAGTGCGACCAGCGCATAATTTAACAGGATCGACATTCCATACAGATTCACAATGATGTGTTGTTTTTGGGTGATTTAATTCATGCATTGCTATGGCGGCAGGGTCGTGATTAATAGCGTGATCAACCGGCCTACCTGTTGCCCACTCAATACCAACACTGGCCCCACCACCGCCAGCATAACAATCAACCGATATTTCATTATCCCTTAACATACTTGCACCTTGTTTATTACCGTGTAAACAACATTATTACTGTTATTTATTACCGTGTAAACATGATTCGTGTTAATTTACGTGATAAGCAAATATAAGTAGGATAATTAAAAATTGAATAGCGAAAACAGCACAATGACCACTACACCCAACGACAGAAAAAAAGCCGTTGCCCTTGCGCGCAAAACGCACCATAAAAAACAGTTAAATGAAAACAAGCGGGTTGATACGTATATAAAGCCCGAAACAAAAGCGGGGCTGTTACGCATTAAAGCGCACTTTAGTGATATTAAAAACGAGGGGCAAGCCATAGATAAAGCGCTGGGGCTTGCGCTTGAAAGCCTTGATAAAATGCAGCAAAACACCGAATAAATATTAAAAACATATTTATTAAATATTACTTAAATATCCCTGTATTTATGCGGGGTTTTTAATGCCTAAAATTCAGGTATTATATTTTTGCTATTTATTTAAAACAAAAAAGGAACAGGTATGTTTAAAACACTATTAACAGTAGCGGTTATTGCACTTGGTTTAAGTGGGTGTGCTAAGTCGAGTTATACAGTAGGGAATAATTTTGCCACTGAAAATATAAAACAAATTACTAAAGGCGAAACAACAGCCGAGCAATTAACGGTATTATTTGGGCAGCCTTATTCAAAGTATGTATTAAGCGCTACCCAAACGAAATGGATGTATATTTATAACGAGGGCACAGCTAAAGCGCAGTCTTATTTATTTACCGCTAAAATAGAATCAAGCGGTACACAAAAAGTATTAGATATATTGCTAACAGACGATATTGTTACAAATTACACTTTTACCGAGGGCGCTATGCCAGGTATGAATGCTAATTAATGTAATCTAAACAAAAACCCCGCACTTAAGCGGGGTTTTTTATTGCCTTAAATATGGCGGGTGGGTTCGGTTAGTGCCGTTATTTGTTTAAACATCATATTATATTGCTGCAATAAACCTAATAGGCCGTCTAGGTCTTTAGCGGCTGTGCGTACATTGCTTACCAGTACCGGTTTGTTTTGCGCCTCGGCTTGCATAAGCTGGTTAAGCAATGCGGCCATTGGGGTTGGCAATAAGGTATCGCTATAATTAAACGCGCTTACTTGCGTTGCTTTTATTATGCCCGATTTAGGTAGGTCAATTATTACCGCGTCGTATTGCGGGGCAGCTAACTTAAACTGATCAACAATCGCTAACGCCTGGTTAAATAAGTGGGCGGGTATTTGCTCGTACTTGGTCACGTTAAAGTGGCTTTTTAATTTATTGTATAGCGTGTTGTATAAACTTTGGTGCAGTTCGCGCGGTTGGCTGTTTACCAGTGTGCTAATTTTGGTTTGTATTTGGCGTTGTTGGGTGTGGGTTAATGTACCGTATTGTAATTCGCTTAACTTATCGGCCATGGCATTAAATGCATTTATGTACGCCTCTTTAATTTGCGCGGCTTTTTTTCCTGTAAAGCTCATTACTAAAAACATAAAGCCATCTTTAGTAATTTTATAAAAAGGTGAATTTCTTTGCCTATTGCTCCCAAGCTCAATAACGGCGGTATCTGCCGAAAAGTTGGCAGACCTAAATGCTTTGCTGCAATCTATGTTTTTTATTTTATCTAGCACATGTGAATGGCGCTTACCGAAAGCCTCGGCAATTTTTAGTGAAGTAGTAACGAGCTTTGTATCTGTAGCTATTATTGCGTTTGTAGGTAATATTTGAATACTAGTCATTTTATGACTCCAAGTAACTGATTATTTACGCCACTCAAAAGTCTCAGATTGGGTGGCAAGCTAAAGCAAGGATGAGACTACCGCGTTACTTGAAAACGGTCCGCATAAGCGGCCTTGCCCAGCTTGCCATAATATATGGGGTTGCTAAACAGCAGGCATTAAAAAACCAGCGTAAAAGCTGGTGACAATGCACCAAGTAACAGCGGGGTCTCACTCCCGATACTGGATTTTGCCAGCACCTTTTTAATATATCGCTGAAAAAGGGTAATTGTCAATTGTGTTTTATTGCTCCTTATAATCTAATTGTTTGTAAATGTATCAAACCATTCTAAATTGCTTTTATGGCAGTCGCTTTTAAACATATCTTTAACGGTATTAAATACAAATGATATGCTTACTTGAAATTCATCTGCTGATAAATAAGTACACCCCCCAACGCTTACACAAATTCCATCAGGTTTATTTTTAACTACAGCGCGATCAATCAATACATATTCATCGTCACGAAAGGAATAATTTAAGCGACAAGGTACATCAAAGCCATGCTTACACACTAAATCATAAAGGCGATCATAATCCTTACTTATAACTTGTTGCATGGTTTAATTAATCCTTGTTATTCATGGCATCAAATAACCAATCATTATCACCATCGTTGAGTTTTTTAACGACAAACGCGCCGCCAATATCCTCATGGGAAATGCTTAGCCCATGCTTTTTACATACACCTAGAACCTCACTTAAAAAAGCATCTATATCTAGCGACTTTTCATTAGTGCATTTTTTAATATTCCAACGCATACATGGCCCTTTATTGTTTAGTTAAATAAAAATCATCAAGCGCTTGCTTGTAACTTACTGCTAGTTCTTGCGCGGCGGTGTCGTCGCTTTCGCTAATAGCCTCGAACGCATCAGATGCATTTTGCAAAATAAAGGTATTGTTTGTATTAACCGCATTAAATACCGCTATTGGATCAACCGCTTTGCTAGGTTCGCCCAGTTCGCTAAGTGCATGACGCGCTGCAGAGCCTAAGTTTTTATGCGCTGCAATTTTTTGGGTTAGGGTGTTTACTGAAAAATACATAAAACCTCGTTTGGGGGCGCGTGGCCCCCTTGTTTAATTATTTAATTTCTTCGGTGTGTTCAATATTAAAAACGTATAAGGCTTTAAGCACTTTTTTGGTATCTTCATTGCCTTGAATGGTGGTGATTTTTTTATCACATACCATAAATATTTTACAGCCTTTTGCGCCTTTAGATACTTTGCGGCCCGCCTCGTTCCACTGCTTAAAACCTGCCCATGCATCGCTTGTTAGGTTGTAAGCCTCTTTGTGTTCTTCAAGGTTAGTTTGATTGTTAACTGAGTAAACCGACTGAGTGATTGTATTGAAGTTTTGCATTTTTACACCTTACTGTATGGTTTGAGCCATTCCCAAACCGCAAAGCCAGTATAGGGCTTTATTATTACCGTGTAAACATGATTCGTGTTAAAAACACAAAATAAATATTTATTTAATACTTAAAAGATATTTATTAAATATTTATTGGTATTACTTGTTAAGTTAAGCTTAATTTTAACACTAATAAGTTATACACAGTTTAAGTGCATTTATAACCAATAAACTAACCTTTATATACCCTAATAGAGATCCTAAGAGATCCTACTAGCGCTACAGGCTATAAGTGGCGGCGGGTCTAGCGCTTTGCGGTGTAGTGTGAACGGGAAAAAGGTGTAGTGTAAACGGGGAGTGGTGTAGCGTGAACGGGAAAAAGGTGTAGTGCGAGCGGGCAACGTGGTGTAGTGTAAACGGGAAAAACAGCAACTTATAAACAAAGTACCTACTATGGCTGAGATAATTAAATTAACTACTCCTGAGATTGGCAGCAAGCTAAGTAACAAATTAGATGTAAACAGTTCATCCACAGTGCAGGCGCTTGCTATGCTCCGAATTGGCGTATTTATACCAATACGCAGAAACCTACCTAAAAACAACAAAGGGGAGCTTACACGCCCTGCGTTTAGAACCGATATAAGCGAGGAATTTAGAAAGCTTGAATTTGCGCGCACCGAAGGATTTGAAAAAGTCGCCATACAAGGCCCAGCGCTTAACTTTGAAACTGATTTTAAAGTATGGTGCGGTGTGATCAGAGCATTCAATACCTATGGGTACCAAAATTGCGCCATTAAGTTTGGCTTTGGGGAGTTTGCCAAAATGTGTGGGTTTTCTTCTAAACAACTAGATGAAAGACTCAGAACCCGCATACATGATGCCCTAGCAAGAATACGCGGCCAAGTTATTGAGTTTTCAAAGCCCCAGGTAAGCAAGTCATACATTGGCGGTTTACTTAATACCGGCAGTTTTGACGCTGACAACGACACCATAGAGCTTATAGCTGATCCTAAATTGTGGGAGCTTTACAGCATTGACCACCATGTTTTGCTTAAGCTAAGCGTGCTATCAAAACTTAACCGAAACGAAACGGCGCAATGTTTGTATGCCTACTTAAGCGCTTTGCCTAAAAACCCATTTCCCATTAGCTTTAAACGTCTGCGCGATAGAGTGTGTTTAACATCAAGCGTAAAAGAACAAAACAGAACAATTAAAAAAGCACTCGATAAGTTAACGGCCATTGGGTTTTTAAGTGGTGACATTATTAAAAAGGATGGTGAATCATATTTAATATTACATGAGCTAAGCCAGCGGCTTAATTTAAAAGAGGGTATTTAACTTCGCTTTCCCGTTTACACTACACCCAACCAAAAGCCTTACTATGGCTTTTAGACTAACTTAAGGTATTAACTTAATATAGTCTCATAGCTTAACCGGCTAATCGTTTACGTCCCGCTGATTTATTTGTAATTGGTGGGCGTAAACGGGAAGGTTCCCGCTCGCACTACACCCAATAAAACACCCTACTATGGCTTTTAGGCTAACTTAAGGCATTAACTTGATATAGTCCCATAGTTTAACCGGCTAATTCGCGGCTCCTTACGTTTGGGGGCGTAAACGGGCAGGTTCCCGCTCGCACTACACCCAATAAAATACCCTACTATGGCTTTTAGGCTAACTTAATCTAGCTACCGCAGTATAAACCGGTTAACTAGCCGCCTTTTACGATTGGTGGGCGTAAACGGGTAGGTTCCCGTTCACACTACACCCAATAAAACACCCTACTATGGCTTTTGGACTAACTTAATAATTTATACTTTGTGACCTGTCACGCTTTTATTGAGTATCGGACTTAGGCGCACACCGTACTTTATTTAGCAGAGGGGCTTTGTGTTATGCACTCAATGCGCTTGCGCATGATAAACCCAAACCCTGCTTTTGTTGGCCGCATTGGTGGTGGGCGTACAATGCACTTTAAGGCACATATTTTGATTGCCCCCTTGATAAACCAAAAAATGCCACTGCGCTAAACGCTTTGATAATGCTTGTTTGCAATGCAATGTTAAAGCGGGGCACTAAGCCCCCGTAGCTGCGCTACGAAATGGGGCGCTTCATCCATCTTTTAATATACCGCCATGAGCGTTAGCTCATCGAGGCGGATTGCCTTATACACAGCTAGCTGTGCGTATAAGTTATTTAGCTGTTATTAAAGGTAAGATAATTTTGCACTTTAAAGTGAGCAAATGGCACATGTAACAAAATCAGGGTTGCACTTTATATGTATAAGTAAGGTATGGGCCTTTAAATGGGTATAAGGTGGTACCTAAATTGGCGGGTGTGTTTGGGTTTTGTGGGGCTGGCTTATCAAAATAGCCAAGGGCAGGGCTAAAATTAAACGTAAGGCACGCAAAAAGCCACGCTTATGCATGGTGGTATTTAGTTGTTAAGTGGCTAGTTAGTGCGGTGGGGCGCTTGGTTCGTACTGCGCAATGGCTCGTAATTGGGCTAACTCTTGGTTAACTAAGCCTTTAAATACTTCAAGGCTCATTAAGCTGGCGCTTGCGCCTAAGCGGCTTAATACACGTTGCTGTGCAATGTGGCGTTGTTGCTCGGGGGTTTTTGGGGTAATTGCACGCTTAACTTTTGTTATAGCGCGCTTTTCTTTTATGCGATCAAACACTTTGCGGTAATGCGCCAGGCGTTGACGTTCTTTAATTTCGTTTATGCTCATTACGCCCAGCTGCTCGGCGGTTAAACCGCTGTTAACACCTTCTTTGCGTAAGTATTTTAAGCGTGCATCGCGTTGGCGGGCTACACGTTCGGGTGTAATACCCAGCGCTTTAAAAAACAGCTCGGTTACTTCAAAGTATTTATCAACCCATTGGCCCGCGTGTTTATCCCACACTTGCCACTCTTTATGGGCCACGATCCACCCTAGATCAACCATATCTTTAAACGCACGGCTTACGCGGCTAATACTGGGTTTAGGGGCGTAGCTTTTATCTAGCTTGGCTTTGTTAAGCTCGGTTTGGCTAATGGTGCTTAAACCGCATGCATCGGCAGCATTACGTAAGCTTATTTGTACTTGGTGAGTAACAATGTTTACGTGCTCACAAAATACGGTTGCCAATGCGCGCATGGCTTTTTCACGGTCGGGGTAATATATTTTTTTACGGTTGGTAGCGGGGCGCATGTATACGGCCGCGTCTGACTTTACGATATTTATTTTTTGCGATTTTTCGACAAGATCACGCACAAAGGCGAGGCGGGTAGTGTGATTACTTGGCACTGTGTAATTAGGATTTGCGTTTTTAACGCGGTTACAGTGCTGTAATGGGGTGTTATTATTATGTGTTTGCATAGTGTCTACTTGTGTTTAATGCGCTTTACACTTAAAATAAAAGCTCGTTTAAGCCTTTTACTTGTGTGCTTAAGCGCAAAACGGGCGCGCTGCAAGCGCCCGTTTTACCTTTCTTATAAGTCCTGCTTTGTTAAAAGCGTTACCTCGTCCTGAATGGTTAATATAACACGAAATGTGTTATCTTCAAGTTAAAGATCACGTCCACTGTTTAAGTGATGGTTTTTTAGCCGTTACGTGCTTCGACTTCGTAGGGGTTGTTTTCATATCCATATTTAAAGCAATAATACGCATATTTGATGGGTTGCCACACATAGCCATCACGTTGTATTTGCATGGCGTGAACTTGTTCGTGGGCAATTAAACGCTCGTTATCTATTTGCTCAGGGCGTAAATAAATTACGCCCCAATTGCTCGTCCAGCCAAACCACTTAAGCTGGATCATGGCCCACAAAATAATCCCCGTTGCCGCTTTAACTTTAAATTTTTTATAGTGCGCACTCATGTTACGCCGGCCAAAATTCAGCTTGAGCCGCGCCTGCTAAACGCAGGGCTTGGGCCAACTGCTCTTTAGTGACGTTAGCGGGTTCATTGTTTGCCAGCACCCAACTAATCGTTTCGCCAGGCTCCATAGAAAACGACGCACGGCCCATACGGCTTTGGCTTGCTTCATCGCCGTCAAACACCATGCCGTCTACTTCTACCGTTAGCGCATCAAGTTGCTTTTGACGATTATGCTTAAAAAGCCTTCTTTCAGCGGTCTCCTTGCTTTTTTCGTGCTCCTTCATTGCTAAAATGCCTTGTTGGGCCTCGTCATCTAAGCCTAAATCGTCCATGTAGTTACTGCGGGTATCTGTGTGATACGCGCCATTGTGTAAATATTTAAACATAATCGCCTCTTTTAAATGATTGACTGAGTAGCTTTTTGCGCAGGTTATAACTATTTGCGTGACTTGCATGGCCTATCCATGACTGTATGGATTGATTTATTTCGGGTAAATTTACTTTCCCAAGCTCGTACTTTATATGAAAAATTTTTAGCTTTCGCTTTATGCGTTTTACGCTGCTTTTGCGCAACAATCGGTGCGTTGAATAAATTCTATAGCCTAAAAAATCAAGTGATCTGCCGCCGTTTTTTGCAATCGGAAAAACTTGCGTTTTACTGTTTGTCTTTAGCCTTAAGGCGCTTTGTAAAAAGTGCTGTATGGCTATTCGCTGGGTATGCAGGTAGCGCTTGCAGTGATGTATAACCACAAAATCATCCATGTAACGTGAGTAGTTTTTGATTTTAAGGATATGCTTGGCGAACCAGTCAAGCTCATGTAAGTACACGTTAGCGAATATCTGGCTGGTTAAATTGCCCAGCGGCATACCAACGCCTGGGCTGTCGCTTGGGCTTGCGTCAATAATGTAATGCAGTAACGTTAATGTCATTTCGCATTTTATTTTATTGCTCAATAGTCGCTTTAATATTGCATGATCAACGCTTGAGAAGTATTTGCTTATATCAGCCTTTAGTGCGTAGGCCGCTCCATGCTTGCGTTCTATTTTCTGGATTTGCCTTTGCGCCACATCAGCCCCTCTGTGCGCGCCTTTGTTGTTTCGGCACGCATAAGAGTGATGGATAAATGTTTTGTCGAATAGTGGCTCTATAACATTAAAAATGGCGCGGTGCACAACGCGATCGCGAAAATTGGGCGCTGATATTAACCGGCGCTTGGGTTCAAATACATAAAAATGGTGGTAGTTCGATAGCTCATACGTTCCCCAGTTGAGTTCGTTATATAGATTAATAACGTTCTCTTCTAGGTTGTTAAAAAAGTTGAGGGTGGCCGGTGAGTTGGCTTTACCCTTTCGGCACTGATACGCTGAGTTTAATATGTTGTCGTAACTGACTATTTCGCTAAAAATGCAGCCGGTTGACGCATCAACCGGCTTATTCAGTGTTTCAGCTATTGCTGAGGATGCAGCATCCTTTTCAAAATTGCACTGACACAACCCCGTGAGGTCTGTGTTTCTGGCGTTATCAAGAGCTGGACGGAAACCAATATTGCTGTTCGCATTCGTGCGTGAGTTGTTGAAGTTGAGCGCTCCAAGCCCAGCATTGGACGTGTTGTTCCAATTGCCACCGCGATACGGCATACGCTCCCGCGTAATCATAATACTGCATCCTTGTTTTTCATCTTAACAGATTTTACCCATCCGCCAAGCATCTTGCCTATTTCAATGAGCTTTTCGCTCCATATTTTATATTTTTTAGTGTCTAGGTAGCGCATATCCTTGGCTGTGCGTATCATTCTTTTGAGCATGGTTAGCTCTATATCCATATCGGTTAACGTGGTCTTTTTGTGGTATCGCTTAAATGCAGTAATAATAAGGCGCTGCAGTGTAAGCATGGTGCGGCGTATTTCTGCGCCCATAACGTGCGTTTCGTGCTTTGGGAATTGCTTTAATGCTAAATAGCCGTAAACCATCATTTCTCGTGTTTTTTCTTCTATTGATAATGCGTACATTTACCTAATCTTAAAAGTGAAGTTGATTGTGCTGCGCTATCGCGCAGCGTTCAAAGTTGCGAGTATCAAGACTCAAATAAAGCTGGACGGAAACCAAGAGAGCTGCCCGCACCCGTGCGAGAGTTGTGGAAGAAGAGCGCTCCAAGCCCAGCAGCGGACGTGTTGCTCCAATTGCCACCGCGAGACGGCAGACGCTCGCCAAAATTTCGACTATAGAGGGTGCCGTTGAGCAGTGCGCCGGTTGGCGGCTCAATGCCCATTTGGCGCATAAGTAGACTTTCAACGTAAGAAGGATCTTTGCCCATAGTGCGCCAAGTGTTTGAGTTATTACCGTTGCCGCTGCCGTTATCGCCAATGTCGCCAGTGCGATTAGTTATCAGGCTGTTTAAAATAACGCTGCCACTGGTTGCGCCAGTTGAATCAAAATAACATTCATGAGCGGGCCAGTCCCCTTCAGGCATGTCAGGGTTGTTGTCAAGCGGTGCAAATATTTGGCCTTCCTGCAATTTAAGCTGATCTTGCCATTCCCACACGTTGCCGACCATATCGAACACGCCAAATTGCGTGCCGTCGTGGCTCCATGATGCGGGGCCGGTGCCTGTGTAGCTCGGTGCTGAGTAGCCGGTATCGCCAGGCGCGTGAGTTGCCGATGCGCGAGTTGCAACTTCGTGCTTTGCGTCGTGTGCGCGGCCGTAGTTTGTATCGCCGCGTGGTTGCTCGCCAAATGCCAAGCCCAAATACGCTACCGCTAACCACTCAATATTAGCTGATAAATGCCAGCCTGCACCTTTGTTAGTGCAAAGCGCTTTTGCTTCATCGTAGTTAACTGAGGTACGAGGCTGTACCCCCGCCACTACACTGCAACCACCTGATGCGCCAGCGCTGGCAATGTATTTTGCATACCAAAACCCGCGCATTTGCACGCCATTTTTAATAAATGCGGGGAACGCGCCAGTGCCAAGCTGCAGATCAACACCGTGGCGGTCAATAATGGCTTGGTTAACGTCCTCGCAATTAAACTTATTTATCCATACCATGACGTTAGGATTGCCCTGCGCATCATATTTTACCGTATTTTTACCACTACTCGCCGCCTCAACAGCCTCGCGGTAAGCAGTTTGAGCGCGGGTTTCTACTGCGTTAATGGCGCCGGTGGCGGCCGCTGTAGTTTCGGCCAGTATTGTCGGCAGGGTTTTAACTGTGGTTTTAGTGCCGTCGATATGCGTAAAAATAACGGTGCCCGTTTTTGTTTGCCAATTTTGCATTGCTTCAAAATTATCATTTACTGTAACGTTGGCTGCCTGCAGCGCGGTAACCGCTTTTCTAACTTCAGCAGTAGTAGGAATGACAATAGCCGCTTGGTTTGTTTGGTTGCCGTGCACCCAGTTAGCGTTCAGCTCTATAAATTGCTGCGCTGCAGCCCCCACGTATGCGCGGTTGATTTGCACGGGTGCAAAATTGGCGATAACTAATAAATCACCGGTTCGCACGCTAGAAACAGACTCGCCACTATTGATTGTAACGACCGACTCGTTATTTTTAATGCTTGCCTGTGTGGCTGTAAATGTTGCCATGATTGTTCCTTTAAATTTGTTTTATTTATGAAATTGTGGAGCCATCTTTGAACACCTCGCACTTTACTGTGCCTCTAATGCCTAAAGATGTGCCAGATGATCCCGTTGTCTCTAACTTGATTGAAAATGTTCTTGTTGTATTTGCTGGAATGGTTGTGACAAAGCTTGGTAATAAGAATGTTTGGAATGTATCCCCTCGACCAAGCCAGCTTTTATTATCAAGCGCTGATGCTGTATGACTACCATACATTGACGCATTAATAGAGAATGAATCTTGTGAGCTATAGCCCTGCCCATACGCTTCAACCTCAGAAATAACAACGTTTCTAGCAAACGGCTGGGCTGACACAGTAAAACTTACTAGTGTTTTATTTGAACTGGTTGGTCTCACTGCGGTTGTATCTTTAAACTTAACATCATACACATCACCCTCAAGGTTTTGAGCATATACAGTGCCGTAAAAGCTGGCGTTCTGACCAAACAACGAGTTTATGTACGCCGTATCTATTTGCGCGCTACCAATAGCGCCGTTGGCTATGTAGGTTGTAACGTTTGAACTCAATATTTTACTAAGTCCAGCAAAAGGCCCAAGTGTAGGCTTGCCCGTCACCTTATCGTAAGCGAGCGAGTTTAAGTAAGCCAGCGAGCCAAGCGTTGGCCTGCCTGTCACTTCATTATAAGACAGTGAGTTTTTAGCAGCTAAACTACCCAGCGTAGGCTTACCGCTTAAGTCGCTATAACCAAGACTGCTTAAAAACGCGAATGCCCCAAAGTTAGGTCTGCCGCTTAGCTCGTTATAACTAACGCCGTTTTTAGTAGCTAAATCGCCCAGGCCGGTTACTTTAGATGAAGGTATGGCGCCGGTAGACGACATAACAATGTTGCCGTGATTGTCTTTGATAGTAACTGACTCAAGCGTTGCACCCTTAGCAAACATATTGCCGTTTGGGTCGGTGGAGAAATTACCCGTTCTAGCTCCAGTTGTAGGGTTGTAGTTTATGGCTGGGGTTGTTAATCGCGGGGATGTCATTTCGCTACCTGCCCGTATAACCTTAGCATCCAGCGTATCTTCAATTAATGCGCTGCCGTGCATCCTAAGCGTGTACGACTGCCACGTCGAGCCATTGAAGCGCTTGGTGGTTTCTACTGAAGGATCTCCAGACTTATATATTGTTACTATATCATTCAGCACTGCAGCGCCGTCGGGCATAGCGGCGTTAGCTACGCTGTCATACCAAATCCCTGTTGCAGTAGCTACGGTTTCCCGCTCTGCGCCACGCTTTCCGTCCTGCGCTTTTATATCGTCTAGGCTAGTTACCACGTGCCCATCGCCCAGCTCTAGGCGGCCGCGTATAACATGCAGGGGCTTTGCCGGATCAGTGTTGTCAACGTACGAAGTGGGTACAAAAGTATTGCCTACCATTGCGCCCTGGCGTATTACATCACCCACCAAGTCCAAATTGCCAATTTGACCGTCGTTATAGCCAACTACGCCCACCGCACGGCCGTTATTGTCTAACTGCCAACCTCCGCGCGCTACAAGCTCGCCGCCGACCGTTTTAAAGACCTGGCGTATTTGTTTGATGCTGGCTGTTTTTCCACCCTCAGAAATTTGTAGGTTTTCAATAAACTCTGCGAGTGGGCCGGCTACCCATGATCCGCCCGCTGCAACGCAGGCCACGGCGTCGCTTTCGCTGCTAATCTGGCCTTGTGCATTTACACAATAACCAACTGCTGTGCGCGTGTACTGTTGCGCGGTAGCAATGGCGGTGTTTTTGGCTTCGAGGGTGTCGTTACCTATTTTAGCTGTGAGTGTTTTCCCTAGGGTTGTATACGCTTGCTCTTGACTTGCAAAGGTTTGCGCAACTTCATCAAAGCTACTAACAGTCTCAAATACAAACGACTCCATTTCTTGATCGCGTATAACATTGGCTTCATCAATTTTGGCGATAGCGGTGGTTACGTCACTAAATCTAGCGGTGTTTTCTTCAAATTTAGCTTTATAGCGCTCATCGCGTATTACGCTGGCCTTTTCGTCGTTTGCCAACGCGCGGGTTACGTTATTTATTAGCGCTGCGTTTTTATTAAACAGTGCGGCGAGGTTAACCGACTGCTCAGCAATGCTTTCAAGCTCAGTAGTTTGCGCCTTTAGCTTTTCGTCGGCGAGCGATGCCTTAACGCCTACCTTAGTTAAATCGGTGGTTGTAGCAAATTTACTGTACTCGCTAACTATATCGTCGAATGTTTTGTCTTTTAAATCGAGCTCAATCCCTGTGATTTGGCTAATACTGGTGCGTGCCACGCCCTCGGCCGCATCTAAGCGCTGGGATGCATCGCTAAGTTTTGCACCTATCCCCCCTGGGCCGTCGCCAATGTAAGTGGTTATTCTGTTTTCTATGTATGCATCTGCGCCGTTAATAAATGTTTGTGCGTTGTTCGCTTTTTCTAGCGTGCCGTTAACGCTAAACTCTTGCAGTGTGGCGCTAACTTTGTAAGTGCTATTAAAAGAGTCCAGAGTTTGGTTGACGTTGCTTTGCGTTTGGTAGCCTTGGTCATTTACCCACGCGGTTTTTGCGTACTGGCCAATAGTACCCGTAACAGCATTTAGCTCTGATTCCAGCACGGAGGTGCGAGCAGTTATGTCTTTTAGTGCTAAATCGTTTGCGCCGCGCTTACCCACTTCAATAAAGTCAATATCGCAGGGGCCTAAGTCAAATTTAAGCGAGGTTATAGTGCCTGAATAGCCGCTAGCGGCGGTAGCATCCACACTGACAACTTCCCAGCCTGCACCGCTTGGTTCGGGCAGGTTGATAACTGTGGCGCTGCTATTGAATTTAATAGCGCCTTTCCAGGGCGCGGTGGCGTGTTTGCGTACACGAAGGCGGAATATGGGGTTTTCTGTGGCGTTATAGCTTAATGCGCCACTAGTTATAGCGTTGGTGGCAACAATGTACCCCTTGGCGTTATGGCTATCTGGATTAAACCCCTCTGATCCAGAGTTGAACTGCCAGCTATAAGCGGGCTGCAGCGCTTCTAATGCGCCTGCTATTTGCGACTCTACTTCTGAGAACGTGGCGCGTTGTGATATTTTACCGGCTTGAACAATCAGCTCGGCCTCTGCGTTGGTCACTCGCTTTTGAGTGCGCGTTAACTCCTGGGCGTTTAAAGTTATAGTGCTTTTTACGCCATCAATTAGCAGCGAGGCACTATTAAAAGACTTATCTGTGTAAGCGAAAGCACGGTTTATTATTTTCCCAGTGCCAGGATCAACAAATGCCGCGGCGTCTATAAGCATTTCGCCAGTGAAGGTGCGGCGTTCGTATTCTGTGCGCCAATTAGTGTAGCTTGCAGCAGCATCCAAAACAGCCAGAGCCATGTCTTCTTGCTCAATGCGCTGTAAATCTATTGCTCCGATATTGCTGGCAATAAGATCAGGTAAGTTGTTTTGCGTTTCAGGGCGCAGGCGGTCTACTTGGGTGTTTATATCTTCGATAAGTGTTTGTGCGTCGTCGCTTAATTTTTGTAGCGGTATATCGTCGATATAGTCTAATAAATCAGATAGTGACGTTTTAACGGCCACGTCTACCCAAGGGCTCACACCTGATAAATTTTTAGTACGCACCTTAAAGCTGTATTCGGTATCTGGCACAAGGCCGGTATAAATATAGTTGTAACCGCTGGCGGTGTTTGGGTTGGCGTTTGGCTCGGCTGTTTGGCCTAAAAACTGCCATTCAAACGTTGTGCCTAAACTTGCACCGGTTACGCTCGCGCTTAGTGTAATGGTGTTATAGGTTACGGCGTCTATATCTACGCTTGGCTCTGCAGGCAATGCCACACTAAAACCAAACGATACCCATTGACTGCGAAAACCAATTTTTGACGCGGCGCGCACGTCCATTTCGTAGTTACCTGCGTCTAGGGCGCTAATAATAAACGAGGGGGTAACGCTTGTTGTGGTGCTTAATAGCGTGCCGTTTTTATATATTTGTATATCAAAATGGTTGTATACCGACTCCCAATTAATTTTCACGTTGCCGTCGTTTAATAAAGTGCTGGTAAAATTAACCGGCTCGGCCACATTACGCGGATCGGGTAGTGATGTGTCCGGTATTGGTGGGCGTACAACGCCACTTAACCAGTTGTAAATGTACGGTTGGTGCTCTCTAAAGGTTAATAAAAATTGCCCTGTTGATTGTTGAACGCTTTTAATTAATCTAAATGGCTTTTTGTCCCAGCCTAATTTATTGTGCGAAATAGGCACTACATCGCCAACGGTGTAACGCATCGCAATTGGGGCACACAGTACGTTAAAGTTTAATGATTCGCGGCTGATCATGGCTATGATGCGGGCCATTTGGCGCGCTTCATAATAATTATTACAGCTTGATACTTTAAAACGATACTCAAGCAATACGCCGTTATCTTCGGCTAACCACTGATCGGCCAGTTCGCTATCTGGCTCTGGGTAAATGGCGTCTTGGTCGCTGTAACTTAGTTCTTTGTCTATGTATTCAACAATTACACGGTTATAGCGTTTATCTTTGCCGCCGTCGTCGTACTTTAACGAGCCTTTAAAATCACGTTCTGATAAGCCGTACTCGGTCGGTTCTTCGTCTTGCTCAATGATTAACGTTAGTCGCCCGTTAATAATAGGCATAAGCGCGCGCATTGATTTACCCAATAACTCGACGTTATCAAGCAATGATGCACTGGTATCGATTGCTAAATTACAGGTAAATAACGGCTTGGTCGTGCTTGCGCCTTGGTATTCTGGCACTTGGGTTTTAGCGACTAGGCCCGCTGTTTTAAACGAGTCTAAATCGTACTCGCTGGCGCTTAAGTTTTTACCAAAAATGGGGTGGGTTAAATAATCAAGCGTACAGTATGCAGGGTTTTCGCTGTATTCTGTTACGCCTGTTTCAAGGTTTTTAACTTTACGGCCACGTATAACGGCATTCAGATCGGGTAAGCCTGTAAAGGGTGTGTCGTCGCCTAAGCTCCACTCTAAACGAATGTAACTACATGCTAAGCCATCAAGTCGGTGATCTTTGGTTGCAGCATCCCAGCCCGACGCTTTTAAATGGGGGTCGCTGTAACCACCCATGCCATTTGTAAAATGTGTGGCATACGCCCAGCGGCCACCCTTTTTGGCGCTAAATTTACTGTCGGTAATTGATATATCATTTAATAAAATATCGTCGATAGACTCTATTCCACCCTCGCACCACACAACAATAATGTGCAGTAGGTCGTTTTTTACGTCGTCGCCGTCGTCGGGGTTGGTGGTGTTATAAAATACAATGGTGCCCGCTATTTTTCGCTCGCCATAAACAACCTTAATATGATCGTCACTTGATGGCTTAGTTATTTGGGTGCCGGTTTGTTGCTGCTCTGGCTCAGGGTTAAGCCAGTTCATTATTAATTTAGTGGTAAAATGGCGTATTTTTGAAAATAAACTCATGATTATAATTGCCTTTGCGTTGCGCCTCGGTCGTTACGGCTTGAGCCTGTAACAACGACGCTTGTACCTTCTCGACCCCATGGAATATCTGTTATTACAGTGCCTGAAAATTCCATGCCTTTGCATGTTGGGTAAAACAACTGTTGCGATTTAAGGTTTGTTTTTCGTCCGCGCGCGGCTTCAAAGTCGGCCCATATAGACGCGGCTTTTAATGTTAGCTTTGCGGTGGTTTCGCCTTCTTCGCCTGACTTGCCCGAAAGCAGGCCTTTCCACAATGTGGTGTTGTAAGCAACTTGCCCCGCTGCGTTAAACCATAATTTGCTTATTGTGACGGGGGCATTTAGCCAATTTGAAGTAAAAAAAAGCGCCGTCATGGCGCTATCTACTGTGCTTAGTTCTATGTTTATTTCGCCAATTTTGGGGCTTGATTGCTGCTCAATACTGGCTTTTGACTGCCAAAACCCCGCTTGGTATTTAACCCCGCCATGCACTATGTGCGCGCCTGCGTTGGTGAGTGTTAGATTTGTATCGAGTTCGATAGTTAGCGTGTGCGCGTGAGTATGTGGGGCTGATAAAATAGCGATTAGATCGGCGGGTAAATTAATCATTTATAAACTCCATAAATTCTACTTTTACGGCTTGCTCCTTACCTTCTCGGGCGCGCAATTGAATGTCTTGCTTGTCAGAAGTAAGGCGCATAACAAATTGCACACTTGAACCGGTTTTAAGACTGGTGTTTTGTGCTAATGCATTGCGCAGTGGCGGGGTAATATACACCGTGCCTTGGCCTGCGCCGTTGCTGCTTACGCTTTGTGTAACCATGTACACTTTGCTGTGGGTGCTAAATTGTAAAAAATCGCCAGGTTCTAAAATGCCCGTTTTAGCGCCAGGCAAATTATATAAAGCCACGCTTTCACTGCCCTGATCGGCGGCGGTTCTTACTGCAGCCAGATCGACCCCCAACCCAATTGGGGGGTAAGGATTAGCAAATAAGCAATTGCCATACTCACCCCCTAATGAACATACAAACGAAAATAAGCCCATAACACCGGCGTATTTAAGTTTGGGTGTGGTTAGGTCTATACCCCATTTGTGCATATACCCAATGCGGTTGGTTAGGTCTATACCGCCTTGTGTTGGGTCGGTTTGGGTTGTTTCAAAACTGCGCAAGCGCACTTGCTGGGGGAGCACGTATTTAACGGGAAAAATGAGCATTACGCTTTCCTACATAGGTCTATCGATAAGATCTTGCATATCAGTTGCTATGCGATTTTTGTTGGCCTCGTACCACGAATCAAACCCATGTGTATCCATAGCGGTTACATTAAAGTTTGGTGCTATGGTTACGCCGCCTTGGTTTTGGCTTTGATTGGCCATCATGGCGTACATTTCATCAATACGGTTTGCGCTTTGGTTGGTGTATACACGCTCGCCTTTATCAAGCAGCCATGTTCCTTCGTTTGGTATTGCGTCGATACCGCTGTGCGCCATACCCGCCATGCCTGCAGAAATACCCGTTATGGCGGTGGCCATTGGGGTTGAAACTGCTAATGCGGCGGCCATTGCTGCAGGCGCAGCAATTGGGCCCACAATAGGAATTGCAGCCGTACTTGCAAAGGCGTTCAAGCCTGCGGTTAGTGCCATTGCTTGCGCGCTGGTTGCCATGGCTGTACCGGCACTTACTGCCGTGGTTTTATTTAATACTTTTTCAATGGCCCATAACGCTAAGCGCTTTGCGCCCATTTCAGCAAGGGCGGCAATGGTTGATTTAACAACGCCCTGCATTACGCTTTTCATTGAGTCGCTAAAGCTTTGTTGGGTCATTACTGCATTGGCGACTGATTCGCCTATTCCTTGAGTGAACCGGTCAAACGTATTGCCCCACATTGCATCAAAGTCGGCACTGGTTTGCGCGGCCTGTTCGCGTAGTTGTTCCATAAACGTTAGGTTTTGCTCTACGCGCTGGGCGTTAAATTCTTCGTTTGCTTGCAGTTCAAGCAACCTGTATTCGTCCTCGGTTAGCTTTTTGGCTTCAAGTGCTAATTGCCACTCTTGCAATTGCACGCCGAGTTGTGCGCGTTCTTCGCTCCAATCGTTGTCGCGCATGAGCTTTTTAACCGCAAAATACTCTTGGGCTTGGGTAATTTGGGTTGCGTATGGGTTTTTTTCTTCCTCGGCTGGCGGTGTATCTTCGCCGGTGTCGGTCTCGGTTACGGGTGGGTTATAATTTAAGGTGCTTACATACGTTTGGGCTAGCCCTTCAAAGCGTGATTTTGCATCGGCATACCACTGCTCAAGGTTTTGTGATGGGATTGGTTCCATCATCAAATTGTGCAAAGCGGTTGTTGATTCTTGCGCCGATTTATAGGCGGCCGCTGTTTCATCTTTGTCGAATAATTGCAGTGCGTCAAAGTTGCTTAACGAGGCTAAGCTTTGCGCCATTTTTGCGGCGTCGTCGTTAAAGTAACCGGCGGCGTCGAGCGCTTTTTGCAGTGGAAAAACGACGGTTTTAATAATGCTTTGGCCCAATGACGTCATGCCGCTAAGCATGGCGTTTGCCCCTTCCATTACCAGTAAACGTAGGCCGTTAAAGCTTACCTTAAGTGCTTGCCAAATAACTTGAATGCCGCGCCAGGCATTACCGACAAACCCCGCGCCTTTTACCATGGTGCCTACGGCCTCGGCGGCATAGCTGCCCATGCCACCTGCTTGTTTTGCGTTTTCTAAAAACAGATCGGCGAGTGAACCAATAACCGGTGCGGCTTCAATAGCTAGGTTTTGGCTAAAACTACTCCACACCGACTCGGCACCCGTTACTGCGTCGTTTGCTATTTCGACTTTATTGGCATCAATACGGTTTAAGCTTAGGCCTAACTCTACGGCGCTTTCTCGCATAGAGTCTATGCTCTCGCTGCCGCCCTCCATTAGCTTAAGCATGCCGATACCCGACTTACCAAACAATTCGTAAGCTATGCGGGTGCGCTCGGATTGGCTTTCTATGCCGACAAGGGCGTCGGCCATGACGCCTAATTGCTCATCAGGCTTTAATTTATTTAAATCTTGGGCGTTAATTTGCAGCGCTTTTAAGGTGTCGGCAAGTGGGCCTGTGCCTTTAAAGGCGGCATCGGCTGTGCGCCGCGTCATGTTTTCTAAGCTTTTATCAAGGTCTTTATTTGCGACCCCTGATAATGCGGCAGCATGGCGTAACTCAGTTAGGGCGCTGGTTTGTATGCCTATGTTATCGGCAAACTTTGCTGTTTGATCAATCGCGGCCGCTTGTTGTTTATAAATACCCAACAAAGCACCCACCACCACGCCACCGGCTAATAAGCCCGCTTTGGCGTAGGTGTTCATATTACTGCGGGCGTTTTTAGCAAAGCTGCTTACGCTTTTACCCGCTTTGGTTAGCTCTTTTCGTAACGTGGCGCTGTTACCGCCAATTTGTATATTTAAACTGGCTAATGTGCTCATGCTGGTTTAGCTCCCCACGCTTGAAGATATTGTGCTAGATCGTCGGGTGGTAACTCGACGGGTTTGTCTTTTTTAGGGCTTGATTTTTCTTGCTGCAGCTTTTTAAAAGCGTAGATTTCGGCAAGCTGGCGGTGTGTTATTTGGCTTTCAAGTTCAAACGGGGTGCGCCCTATTTCCGTGGCGTACGAAAATAGGAAACACCGCCAACCGTTTGCTTTTAGTTTTTTGTTAGTTCTTCAATGTCGGCATCGGTTACATTGTTTAAACGCGAGGCCACGGCAAACATTTTATTAATGGGTGCGGCTGGCATTTCGCTTAGCTGATCTAAATCATCCATAGTAAATAGCTTATTGCCGTCGGCATCTTCGGCGCTTTTAATAACCATAACCGCTTTTACTGAAATGTCGGTTTTCATTTTGCCATCAGAATTAACGATAATTTGCTCAAATTCTTCGTTTTCTTTAGCTGTAAGCGCTTTAATAAATACTTCACCAAAACCACTAAGGCTTACCGGTTCGCGGTGTAGTACACCCATTTTTGCAAAGAAATTAGCTTTGTTAATTTTAGTCGCCATTATGCAACCCCATCGTCTTTGTTAATGCCCATTTTTGCTTTAAAACGTAGGCCTTTTTCGGGTTCAAGTTCACCCATTACAAACGAGCCGATCACCGCTTCAAAGTCCCACGTGGGGCCACTTGTTCCTACGCGCAATTTAAACTTGCGTTGTTTTCCATCGGCGGCGGCGGCTTTTAACTCTATTTGGCCTGCGTCGGTTGCGTCCCAACGCCCCAATAGTTCGCGTTCGCCTGCATCTTTAAAATCAGATTTACCATACTGGGCTTGTAGGTCGCTTAGTACCGTGTCGGCGTTTAACTTGCCTTCGCTGCCAATAGTGCCGCCAATGCTGTCGAACCCAGCAGTAACAATTGGCTCAGAACCGTCTGCAATTGGAAAAACTGAAAGCTGCGAACCTTCAGGAAATAATATTGAACTCATAATTTATTCTCCGTAGTAAAAATTAAAGTCGATTATGTGGCGGTGTACGTTAGGATCGCCGCTAAAATCGGGGATTGTTTGTTGCTCTTTTATTAGGGTGATATTGACCCCGCTAAAATTGCCTTTTAAATATTTAAGGTGCTGGCGTAATTGCTTAGCAAGCGTGGCGGCGTCGGCTGAATTGCGCGCCACGGTGCTAATTTGATAGCGCGCTATGCGATGCTCAGTTAAGTCGAGTGTGGTTTGTGGTATGTCGCTTACTGGTTTGTAACTAAACGCGGGCAGCGTGTCGGTGCTTGTTACTTCGCGTTCAAATACGTCATCGCTTAATTGATAAAGTATTTCGGTAATGGCTGTGTTGATCATGTTGATTGCCTTTTAATAGCGCGTTCGATGCCTTTGGCCAGCTCAACTTTTGTTGTGCTTATTACTTTTGCCTCGTTTTTAATGAGGGATGGGCGCACAAACGGCACACCGGCAAAGCCCGGGTGTAATAAGTTATTTAACCCTTGTGGGTTTAATATGTGCGGCTGTACGCCTGTTTCTAGCCAGTAAGCTATTAGCGGCGCGGGTAATGCGCTGCCTGTAAGCCCTTGTGATTTTTTATTGGGGTAAACGCCTACGTATGCTGCAGCGTCGTAAATACTGTGAGCCCCTTTTTTATTGAGGGTGGTTTTTGTTTTTATTGAGTCCTCAATGTGGCCCGTTTGGGTGTTAAAGGCGCTAGTAAACCCGCTTTTCATATCGTCATGTACGGGCTTTGCGGCTTTTTTAAGGGCCGCGCGCAATACTTTGCCTTTGGTTGCACCGGCTACTTTTTCCAGTTGGGCCTCTAGCTCTTTTAGGCCGAGCACTTCGCCGGTTATTTTCATAGGGCTTGTAGCTCTAAATCAAAAATGATGGTGTGATTTAGTAGGCCTGCGTTAGTTGCGTCTTTTACTTCGTAAGTTTGACCGCCAATTTCTATGCTTTTTACGGCCATAAACGCGGGGCGGTAATCAATAGCAAAACTTACTTGGGCTGTGCTTACATCAAGCGTTTGCTGGTTTACTAGGCCGCCGCGCTGCTTGCGGTAACTGCCTTTAACTTTGCCCACTTGGGTTAGTTGTTCTTTTTTACCGGTGGGGGTTTTGACTAACGCCAGGTTAAAAAGCGTGGCGCGCGTCTTTTTTTGTGTGGCGGTTAATCTGTTCATGGTTAGCCTATTATGATGCGTTTAAACCCTTTTATTGCGGTGGTATATGCCGCGTTTTTGTTTAGGGGTTTATCTGTTTCTACTTCACGATTACTAAACAAGCTGCTTATTTGTAATAAACACGCGGTTCGCAGGTTGGCGGTTTCGTATGGGAGTAAATTTTCTAATATAATTGGTGCCTCTGTTTGCTCGGGCACTTGATCGGCTGTTTCAAATATTGGGCGGCCAATGTCGCCGCATACTTGACCTGTTGCGCGATCTATAAGGTCGGGTATTTGTTCATCATAATAATCGTCGTCTTGCTCAATTTCTAACTGGATTTTTGCTTGGTTTGTTGTAACTAGCATGCGCTTTACTCTATTTTTTACATGAAAAAGCCGCATTGCAGATCAGAACAATGCGGCTCGGGCTGAGGAACGCTTTTTTACTATTCTGGTGTGTAAGCTACTGCAATTTGTTGCTGAATTAGCTTGTCTGCAACCGATTTAGGGCGCGCTGTAATATCGTCTTTACAGTAATTTCGATAGTTACCAGTAAACTTAATCACTTTTTTTTCTTCTTTTTCGGGTTTCGTTTCTTGCTCTGAGTCGTCGGTATTAGCTACTTTTAACTGGTAGTAATCCCATGCTTGATCGCGCTGCTCTGCGCTTGGTTTTGACTCTGACTTTTTACCTTCATCATCAAATAACGTTACTTTTAGCGCGTCTACTGTTGGTTTTTTTTCAAAACCACCGGCGGCAATAGCCACAACGAATGGCGCTAACGCTGGATCACAGTCGTTTATATCAAAAGATAATGTTTCTAGGGCGCTTGCTGCAGGTGATACAAGCAAGCTTGCTAATAAAGTAACTAACTTTGTTTTTGTGTTCATGATTATGCCTTTTAAAGAGGGAGCAAAAGGGCGTTTTTAGCGCCCTTAAATAAAACTATTAAAGGTAATAGCTTGAGTTAAATTTAACGCCAGTACCGACAATTAAGCCTTCTAAATGACGGAAACCAATATCATTTTCAGTTACTAGGCGTAACAGGCTCATGTTTTGCTGGAACGTTAACTGCAAATCACCGTTTGAATCCATGTAAGCCGTTTCTTTACTTATATCGATTGACCATGTATCAGTTTCACCGATAAGTACGTCGTTAAAATCAACAAGGTAAATTTCAGATTCGTTTGAATCAACACCCAGATCGGCAGGGATATTGGTTGTTGTATCGAACGGTAAGCCTTTTAAAAACCCGTCTTTCATTTCAGGGTATTGAAAACGGCCGTTTGCATCTTTTAAATCTTTTAAGTAACGGGCGGTACGTGGTGGTAGCATCCAGCCAGGCATGATCATGTTTGAGTTTGATTCTTCAAGGCCAAGCATTAACGCACCTAAATACTCGTCAATATTAGTAGCAATTAATGAACCACTAAATGCGATAACGCGGCCTGCATCGATGGCCGTTTTACGGATGCCGGTTGGCGTGTCGCCTGTGCCATCACCGCGAATAAATGCACGATCTTGGGTTTGGGCTGTTGCGTTGATCATGTCATTTAAAACAAGCTGCTCAATACGATAACCTGCATGGCCTATTAATTTATTTGACATAGCAACTAAAGAAATTTGCTCTTTAGCCTGCATTTTTAAATCGCCGAATTTAGATTCTGATACATCGCCTTTTTCTGTTTCGCCTTTGTATTGCGATGTAGCACCGCCGCTTTGGCGTGGCATTGTTAGGCTGCCGTTTGGTAGCGGAACTGACATAGCACCCATTTTACGCACTAATGTACGCGGGGTTAGCAGCTCGATAACTTCGCTAGCCCAGTTTTCAGGCACTAGCGACCCGCCGGAGTTTGCGGCGGTCGTTACTGCCATTGCAACGTCTTTATCGCCGATTTCGTTTTCGGCAAAAAGACGAGCGTCACTTAAGTTGCCTTTAGCTGCTGCAATTGACATTGCTAAACGCGCGACCTTTGCGCCTGGGTAATCTTTTAACGGTGCTTTTGTGTGGATAGCTGGGCCGCTACCAAAGCCGTTGCCAATCACTGGTGTTGCTGTTTCGATTGCGGTGTCTTGTGCTAAGCGTGCGCGAGAAAGTTTTGCTTGGTTTTGCTCTAATGAAACTTGCGCTGCGTCGAACTGTGCTAATTGTTCTGCGGTCAATTGGCCTGTTTCGGCCTCAATCGCGGCAAGAGATTTAATTGTTTCGCGTTGCGTGTTACACGCAGCGATAATTTGAGCGATAGTCATAATAGTTTTACCTTTTTTTAGCTATAAAAAAGGCCGCTAAATGCGACCTTTGGGTGAACTCTGCCGCGTGGCAGGGAATTTAAATATTTTGTGTTAGTGCGATTGCTGCAGCTTGCGCTTTTATGCTGCGGCCAATTGTTGGGGCGCTTGAGCGCTGCACCGCGCCTTGTGCTATTTGATTTATGGCGTCTTGCGGGGTGGCAAGGCGATCAGCTAACTTTAAATCAATGGCGGCTTGCCCTTCGTAGGTGTCGGCCTCGGTGGCAAGAACTTGCTCTAAGCTCATATCGCGGTATTTAACGATGGCCCCTACAAATTTTTGATAGGTTTTTTCTATGTTTTTTTCGGTGTGGGCGCGTTCTTCTTCGCTCATTTCGACGTCGGGGTGAAAATAAACCTTGGTTGCGCCACGGTGGAACGTGTGCATTTTGTAACCTGCGTCGGCGTAGGCTTTGGTCATATCTAGGCGCTTTTGATAGACGCCCACGGAACCTACGCCCGCTGTATCTGAAATAATGATTTCGGTGCAGGCGGCGGCAATTAAATATGCGCCTGAGTAGGCGTTAAAATTAATGATGGCGCGTATTGGCTTAATACTGCGCGCTTGATAAATAAATTCGGCACATTCAAACGCGGCTTGCGCTGTACCGCCCCCGCTGTTTATGTCGAGTACAATTTCAAGCACTGAATCGTCGTTAAGGGCTTTTTGCATTTGGGTGCGTAGAAATTCGTAGCTCATTACCTCTTCGCACGAATCTGTTATAGAACCACGGCGCGGGATTAAAATACCGTGAACGGGCAAAACGACAATGTGATCGCCCTTTTCAGGGTCGCCCAGTGGAATTGGCATTGATTCTTTAGCGCTTATTTGCACGTCTGACAATACGGCGTTATTGCTTTGAGCGTTTATATGCCCTAGTAATCGGGGAGCAATAAACGATTCGATAATGTTTGATAAGTGCGCGGTACAAAGTAGTGGCGTATTAAATGCCATTTCGGCAATACGTGGGTAGTTTATGTTCGGCATAGTATTTTCTCTATTTCTAGGCGTTGCTCGGGTGTGGCGGTTGACATTTGGCTTGCTGCTTTTTTATCTTCTGGGCTTTGCATGTTTAGCGGTGTTAAATACTCGTTGCCGCCCTCTACTGGTGGTAGGTTTTCAAAGCGGCGTATGTCGTTAACCGATAAGAAACCCCATTGACGGCCTATTGCGTATGAGTCGTACCGCGTTTTAAAGTCACCTCTTACTAATGAGCTAAAATTAAACTCTATAAAGTAGGTGCCTCTTTCTTCTGGTAATAATAAATCGCGGTGCATTGCGCTTTCCCAGCGCTTTAACCATGGCATTAATGCAAACACTAAATAGTTTAAGGTGGTTTGCTCTACCGATTTATAGGATTCACCGGCGCTTTCACCAAGCATGCTGGGCGGTATGCCATACAAACGAGCAATATCAAGAATGCCCATTTTACGGGCCTCGATCATTTGCGCTTCGTTGTTGTTCATTGACATTTGGCGGTATGTCATACCTTCTTGTAGCATGGCCACTTTAAACGCTTTACGCACGCCGCCTACATGGCGGGCTGCAAACGTATCAAGCACGTTGTCTATGTCGGTTTGTTTATCAAGGCTTTCGACTTCGTGAGGGCGTTCAATCACGCCGCTTAGCGTTGTTCCTTGTGAAAATACAGCGCTTGCGTGTTGCTCTGTTGCTAGTACTAGGCCTATTGAGTCGGTGGCGGTTTGTATTGGCGAAACACCGGTAAAACCATTTAAGCTAAACCCTTTAACGTGGTGCATTAAGTCCATGCCCACGGTTTTGTTTTCAGGTATTAGGTGGTAATACGGTAGGCCATCACCGCCTTTAAGCACTTGTACGTTGTCGGGGTGAACCCAAATAAGTTCCTTTACCCGCATTTTTTCGTCGTGGTCTTTTAGTGCGTAAAAGTTACCGCGCAAACCAAGCAGGCCCATACCCGACTCGAAATATTCAAAGGCGGTATCTTTTTTATTTGGCTGGTATCTTAAAACAGAATAAAGCGGGTGTTCGGTGGCTTTGTCCCTTTTGTCGCCGTCGCGTTTATAAAGTTCGCAATTTAATTGCCCTACACTTGTTGCTAATAATGTGATGGCGCGATTTAAGGCGCTGTTGCCCATTGCGGTTACTTCGTCTACATGTACGCCGCTGTTTGTGGTTCGGTTGCCGCTGCCAAAGCTGCGGGCCATAGAGCTAATTATTGCCGATGTTTTAAACATGCTAGGGGAAAACATTATTTAACCCCTTTACTGTTGGCTATTGATTTTGCGGTTAAGTAGCTGTGTATTAATAAAAGTAAACCGCCTACTAGGTAGGCGGCGGGCTTATAGATTAACCACGCGCCGTAAGTAATTGCCGCTATGCCAATCATGCCAATTACAAAGCTATATGAGTTAATAATTGCGATTAAGATTAAAGTGGCCGCTTTGGCTAATGCGCTCATTAATCTTTTGTGTGTTCTTTCGATTTTTTTTAGCATCCAACGTTACCGCCTGCATAAATTGATTTCTTTTTAAGAGGTGCTTGTGTTTTTTGCAGCATTGCCTCGCCTATTGCCATGATCAGCGCTACCGCTCCATCTATTTTGTTTATGTCTTTTTGCTTTGTTGGGCGCACTACGTCGTCGTTACCTGGTAGGTTCTTCCCGACTACGTTTGATATGTGCCACGCCATTACTGCATTGCCGTCGTGATGAAAGCGCCCTGAATTAATGGCAGCCTCTAGCTCTTTCATTGGGTCTGAAAGGTTTGTGTAATTTTGCGTGACTGTCACAACGTTTAAACCTTCGTCCATTAGGTTGTGCGCTAAGTTTGTTGCGCCGTGTGGATCGATTGGTATTGATATGCTTGGCGTTTCAAGGTGGCTTTGCACTACGTCGGCGAGTATGTCGCGGTAGTCGATTTCGGCCCCGTCGGTTACGCTGAGTAACCCTTGATTTAAGTAACGCTGTAATTGCTGTTCAAGCTGTTTGTTTTCGTTGTTATATACTTGCTCATAAGGCACCCAAAATTTAGGCGCAATACTGTACCAATGCGTTTTACCGTTAATCTCTTTCCAAAATATGCGAGCCTTTGAGTTCATATCGATCTTGCGGGCTAAATCGAGTGCTTGCACACAATCGGTGCCTTTAAAATCTTCTATGTTTAGGCTGGTATCTTCACAGGCTTTGTATTTTTCCATGTTGTAAAAAGCACTTTTAGCGCTTGCCCACATGTTTAAATGCTTGGTTTTAAATGTGTTGGTAAAGCGCGGGGTGTTAATTGCCTTTTGCTGCTGGGCCAGTAAAAAATCTGCTTTTACACTTATGCCGTAATTTGGGTTGGCTTTTAAAAGTATGGCTGGGTCTGTCCAACCATCGCCCTCGTCGATACCGTAAAGCAGTGCAAAAAGGTGATCGTCTTTAGTGCCATTTAACATTGCTTTGCAGCGTAGTTCTAAATCATAACAAGGGCTGTCTAGGTTGGTGCCCGCTGTTGTGATTGTTAAAATCATTGGCTGATCACGCGAGCCCATGCCAGTATCAAATGTGTCGTATTGCTCGCTTGTTGGTTGTTCGTGGTATTCGTCAACGATTGCAATATGCGGCGAACTACCATCGCCAGGTTGACCGATCACAGGTTCAAATACTGAACCGTCGCTGCGCGTTAATTTTTTTGCGTGTACTTGTAAGCCAAAGCGCTTGCGTAGCTTTGGTAATTTGTTGACCATTAGCAGCGCGGGTTTAAATACTTCCCATGCTTGCTTTTCATTTGTTGCACCGCAATAAACTTCACTGCCGTATTCATCATCAGCACATAAACCAAACACGCCAACACCGGCGGCAATAATTGACTTACCATTTTTACGAGGTACTTTTAGCATTACCTCTCGAAAGCGGCGCTTACCTGTTTTTTTTACTACCCAACCAAACGAGGCGGCGAAAAAAAACAACTGCCAAGGTTCTAATGTTATGCGTAATTTACGGCGGGCCCATTCGCCTTTTGTGTGCGGCATTTTTTGTATAAACGTACAAATTCGCTCGGCTTTGGCTTTGTCGAATCGGTATTTAAATGCGGGTTCTTTTTCTTTTGCCAGTTCGTCTAAGTGACGTTGGCAGGCTTGTATTACTTGACGGCAATTAGGGGTTTTACCCGCCACAACATCACGGGCATATTTGTTCGCCGCGTTTACGTTGGGGTAAGTGGCCATTGTTTAATACTCGTTAAAATCGTCGTCCTCGTCGCTCTTATCATCTTTGCCGCCGCTCAACATTCTGGCGCGGGCCATCGGTGATAAACCAAGTTGATTAGCTAATCTTATTGATTGATTTACGATTAGGTTATGCGCGGTTACGTGCGGGTGTAACTTAAGGCTGCCCGAACTCGATACATCAGTGAATTTTTTTATGTCGGTTAATTCAGCCTCAAGCTTTATGATTTTACTTATCGCATTACAGTAATTAATTAAGTGTGGAATATCTTCGGCCGCAAAAGATTGGCGATCAAACATAATCCCTAAATTTGAATGCCATGCATCAATTGCATGCTGATCAGCTAGTAGCTGTTTTGGGCAGTTTGGTTTTTTTTTAATTGACGTATCGCCAACTGTTAAACCGTTAGCAATTTTGCCAGCGCCAGGCGCGCGTGTTTGGGCCATTTTGAACCTGCAACAAATGTTAACTTGATGATCGTTTAAAGATCATGGATTGATCAAATTTCAATTCTTATTATTTGCGTATAAAAATTTGACTAGATGGCGGTACTGTAGAATGGGCTTTCTTTGAAC